TACCAACAAAATTCAATAGATAACTCCCTACCAACAAAATTCAATAGATAAGCGTTACCAACAAAATTCAATAGATAAGCGTTCTACCAACAAAATTCAATAGATAAGCGTTCTACCAACAAAATTCAATAGATAAGCGTTTTAAAACAGTGTTCTGTAGATCATTTCCACAAAATTCAATATGATAAGGGTTTAAACCAGCATTATATAGGTTCCTTCCAACAGATTAAGGGTTGAGGACTGCATTATGTGAGTATTTTTTTTTAAGCGGGATGTTTAACAATTAAAATATGGATGGTATGAACGTATATGACTTTGCGCCTGACTTAGATTTGAGTAAGGAGGTAGAAGGTTCTATTTTCGGGGTAAAAGGAATAGAAGGCAGTGATGGAATAGTATATGCTAAGGTAGTTAGCTGTGTAGACGTTAAGGATTACAGTTGTGATAGGTGTATTTTTTATGATTGTTATAAGGATAAATGTTTATTATCGCGTAGTGATAGTTGTATAGATGGAGATTGGATTTGTAGGTACGAACAGGCTGCCATAGAGGGGGAGTGGGCGGCGCCTTGGGCTAAGGCCTGCGGTTGTAGGTGGAACGTAGGTCGGAGCAGAGCCTGGACAGTTTATTGTGGAACGTAAAAAAGAAGGAGGAGATAGCGATATGAAAAAGGCATTTAAGATATTTTTTATTATGTTTGTCATAGAAATAGTGCTGATAGCTATTTTAGATGCTATGGCGTAAGTGAGAAAAATTTCTTCATTAATTTTCTTATGCTTTAGACAAAGTGCTCCCGTCTGCGAAGATCGGAGCACTTGCTTTATGGGATTCATGGTGCGGTAGGTCGGTTCGATTCCGGCGATCTCACACAACATTAAAAACAAAGGAGGAAAGAAAATGAAAGATGGTATCACATTACACCCAGAGCACGGATTGAATCCGTCTATAGAAGTCTGCATGATATGTGGTGCAGAGATGGGCATTGCTTTATTAGGAAATAATATCAAAGGTCAGGCGCCGCATCATATATGCACGGGCGGAGTATGTGACGATTGCAAAAAGATAATAGATGACGGAGGCTGTTTTATTATCGAAGTCGAGGATGGATCAGATCAAAAGAATCCGTATCGTACAGGAAGATATTGTGCGATAAAGAAAGAGGTGGCAAAGAAGATATTTGGACAGGAGCATAATATTGTGTACATGGAAAAGTCTGCATACAGTCAAATAATACCATAAAAATAAAGAAGGATATGTTTACAAAAGAAGAGCGATTATTCATATGGAAAAAGGTATATGAGATGATTGATAGGTTAGAGGATGGGGAATACATATGTGTTGCGTTAAGAAATGTAGTGTTTATGTATTTCAAAACACATAAAAATATCTATGAGTTTCGTTCAGACGAAATGGTGAGAATATATTTCCCGGAATTGGAGGAGAAGATAAGTATGGCCACAGAACCAGAGGAAACAAGAAAGTTTTATGGGTGGTTTGGTTGTATTAGTCCAGAAACGAAGGAGGTAAGGCTGAATATTGTGAAAGATATTATAAAAGAATTAGAATAGTATTTTTGTTAATCTATTTTATTCATCAAATTAAGTTTTGGGTTTTGGCATGTCGGTTCGTGAGGATAGGCATGCCTATTTCTGCATCATAGAGGGGATGACGCGGCGTGCCGGTGCGTATGTGCCGGTCCTGGTTCGATTCTGGGCATCTCACAAACAATAAAACAAAAAAAGTTATGAGAATATATAAGAATGATATTATAAAGGCGTCAGCAATAAGCACCGGAGCCGACAGAGGCGTGTTGCTGTGTTCAATAACAGATTCAGGCTTTACGTCTATAGCGGGCGTAATATCGGCTGTTAAGGATAGGTTACCAAACGAAGATCACAAGAAGATGGTTTTTGAAATCTTGAATGATACGAAAAAAGAGTACGGAAGATATAATAATTGCGGAACAAAAGTATTGTAATAAAGAGTAGAAAACAATATGTTTATGTAATATTAGTTTTTTCATTTTTATTGAAAGGAGCGCCGGCCTGTGAAGGTATGCGCTCTTTGTATTTGTATAATGCATAAAACAATAATAATATGACAGAGAATAGTATAGACGTAAATATCGTACCTGTAAAGAATGGTATGAAACGTGTTGTGGTATCATATTACCATTATTCACGCAAGGAGAAAGATCGCATGAGTTCCCAAACGGATTACGTTTGGGAAACAAAGAATGAAGAAATGTTTAAATACTTTGAGGCCAGGAGGACAAAAGTATTTTATAGTCAGATTCGTGCCATGTGTAGATTCTATGGCAAGAAAAATGTACGTAAATACAAAAAGTTATGATATTAAAAACGACAACCAACGAGTTTTGTTTCATTAACGTAAGTTTCTATGAAACAATAGCAGATCCTCGCTATTTCTTTGAACAAGATTATGAAGAGATGCCGGAATATGAGGAGGAATTAGATTTTGATTTTGATTCTTATTGCAATAAGTTTATTCCTTTTGTACAGGAATGGGCGAATAAGGTGGGCGAACGCCTTTATGAATATGGTGTGAATAACATAAAGGTAATATCGGTCGGACATCCAAAAGATCGCAATTATGGTACTGATTGGATGGATGTAAGGGTAGAGTTTTGTGATGAATGGAGGCAAAAGATGTTATCTAACATTGGTAAGATTGCCAATGATGATAAATGCAAGAAGTATGCGGAGGCTAATTGCCGGTCGGTATCAGGATACATCTTTTTAGGGCCTGAAGATTTAAAGGAATTTGAAAAGGAAATAATAGAAAGAAAGTCGGATTCGGAATATGATGTAACAATATTATTAAATATGTATCTAACTTTGGCTTTTGTAAAAGAATTTGGATTTAAAGCCGGAGAAGCATGGAGTGAAATAACAGAATATGCTTACGGATGTTTGTCGTATTCCGATTTTGCAACAACAGAGATGCTTATACCGGAAGGTTCGGAGCATTTATTCAAAGACATTTACACGGCAAAGGCCGACGAATTATATCATCATGTCCTGGATAAATTCGGATGGGCGTGGCGTGATCCGAAATATAAGTCAGAAACAGAATTATGCGCGATGCTAAAGTGGGCAAAAGAAAAAGGCTTGACCATTGAAGAGTTAAGTATTTAATTGTTAAACATAAGGCAGTAGTGGTGCGTGAGTATAGGTGCTGCCGTTAAAATATTTTATAAGATGAAAAAAGAAGAGATTCAAACTATTTTATACACAATCAAAGAAGGAGACAGTATTAAAATCAAAGTACAAGACAAAAGTGAAGAGATAAGACTGCGGGATCATGTAAGAAGAGTACAGAAATACGGATACAGGTTTTGTTTGTCTCATTTACATGATGGAATTTTCTATCTGGAGAAGTTGAAAGAAGGGGATAAGGATAAATACTATAGAGTAATAAACAGGGGAAATGGAAAGACCGGAGTATAATAAGCTACGCAAAATGGCTAAGACTACTCCAGGTCTGATAGTGGACGAGGTGCAAAACATGATGCGTGTATCGCTATACGATAATGGGGAACTTAAGAAGGTGGTAGTAGTAATGAAATGCGATTCTTTTTTACAGTCAAAAAGTAACATAGAAAAGATAATGTTATTATCATCTTCTATAGAAGATAGAAAAAACAAAGAAAAAAATAAAACAAAATCAGAAAATGAACAGAATAACAAAAATAAGAGAAGAAATAGGAGGAAAACAGGTTGATTTGACCTTTTACGGGCGCTTTTGCAGCCTTATCGAAGGTGATAGGAAGATAATACTAAGGGCAATAAAAAACGGTCGTAAAAAAGGCGTAATCGGGGCCATTCAGCCTGGGAGACATGACAGAATTTGGACCACATGGTCTATTGCTTTTGATGATCTGAGGGTAGGGGATACGGTAGAGTTCAGTACATCTGGAAAATACAATCCCGGATTTCATGCTACGGAAAAGTATGTAGGGTGTGTAGAATGGATAAAAGGGTCGGAATGTGCGATAAAAACCGGTAAGGGAATAGCAGTAGTATTAATTAAACACATAGAAAGGGTGGTAAAATGATGGGGTTGAGAGAATTTGTAGAACTTTTTGACAAGAATGAAGTAAAGAATTTGTTTAATGCATTGTCTTCATGTATAGAATACGTAAGGATAGATTTGCATGTATTTAATATAGGTGCCTATGTTACGTGCCTGTACAGTAATGATCTTGAATCGCTTTCACAGACAGAAGGTTGTAATGTGAATATGATAATAGAGGTACCACACTTATTCGAAGCATTCATGGAATACGCTTCACCGGAAATGAAGTTGTATTACGAAAAACTAACAGAGACAGTATAATATGAAAGAAGAAGTAGAACGGATAAAGAAGTTGGTAGGCATAGATCATAACAGATGGGAGCAACCTTGTGCATGTGATAAATGCAAGAACATGTGTAAGGTTCCTTGTATTGGTACGCCAAAAGACATAGAGGCTATCATAGATGCCGGATACGCTGACAGGTTAAAAGAAACAATGTGGATGGTAGGGTATCTTGCAGTGAAAGAAAAACCAATAGCGATGATCCAGCCAACAGTGAAAGACGGGTGGTGCGCATTCCGCCAGCCGGACGGTCTCTGCGAGCTGCATGACCGAGGACTAAAGCCGACTGAAGGAGTTCTGGCTTCTTGTAAGGTGGTTGAAGAAGACAATGTCCCAACATATGAAACGTCTGTACTTAGAGCAGTAGCTCACGAGTGGGTTAAGGTGGAGAACTTTGGAAATGTAATGAAGGTCGTTTTTAAATTTTTGCATGAAAATGAACGTAGAAAATAAATTAAATAAAGTGGTTAAGATCCTAAAAGAAAAAGGATTCGTAGTATATAGAAAGGGCGGGAAGGAGCCAGGTGTATTTTATGCCAAAGAAGGTGACAGCCGGATAGGATTCGTTTATCCAAACAACGGATATATATACGACAGGATAAAAATGTGGTCTTTTTCAAGGGTATATAAACCACATAAGAAAGCAGGGTCTTCGTGTTTAATGTGTGTCAGCGACGAATTTACTATAGAAAATGCGATTAAGAGCATAGAAGATAGACTGTGGGTAAATTATATAAAAGACGGTAACAGAAAACGACCAGAAGAATATAAAGATATAAGAGAATTTGTTGGTAGCTTCACTAAATTCTACAGCTCTGTAGAATTAGTTGAGGTTAAGTAGTTTTCCATGCGAGTTAGTTGCCGGCACTGGTCAGCGAAGATAGGTGCCGTTTTTTTTATTCAAGAAAGGAGGACAAAGATGGAGAAAAGAGACAAGAAGATACCTTACGAGGTAGTCATACAGGAAAGAAAAAGAGTGGATTTGTACGGTAACGTAGTGTATTATATCCATTGGTTTGATAAATATGGGTACAATATCACAAACGAATGGAAATTCTGGAGCAAGGGTCCGAAAAAGAGGGGCAAGTCTTCTGCGATATGATAACCGAACGTATTGAAAAATACGAAAAGAGAATGTCATATGATAAAGGTAAGTTAAACAATTAAAAAGATATTTATATGAACAATTCAATGGTCGCTCACTTGTGGGCTCATGAACAAGAAGAATCAGCATCAGGGAGCAATTTCTTCTTTGAAGGTACAAGTATTTATTCTTATGGGCATCACTTTGAAGTCGGGAGAATAGTAAAAAACAAACAAGGGAAGAAAGCATACCTGATAAATGAAGATTATTATTCTGTTACCACGAGCAAACATCAATGCTATGTTCGTAATGCGATACCAACTTGGGCAATGGTTTTCAGTGTAGGGGATAATATATCGGATACTGGTAATATGAGGTTTGTTGTCAGCAAACTGGAATCAATTAAGAAGTCTATTGAAAAATACAAAAGAGCTAAAACAGAATTATCTTATACAGATATTTGGAGCGCTTTTGGGAATATGATGGATTACATTCAGTTCTTTAACATGGGAACTGCTAAGAATATCCTTAAAAAGAGTGCTAATGATTGGCTTGGAACCAATCATGAATTATCCAAGAGCGGAGATAGTATCAAGCGTAAGCACGTACATGAATTAAAACGCATCTTTCAAATTTTATTGGATCATCAAGGATTAAAAGTGTTAGGGACCGTAAATGTGATTGTTGATGAAGTTTGCGGGGAAGGTACATGGATTAAGTATTCAGAAAGATCTGAAAGATGGAGAAAGGGTGAGGAAGAAAGAGAAAGAATAAAATTAGAGAGATTAAGAAAGGAAGAAGAAGCCCGTTACAAGGATTTTGATGAAAAACTGGAAGAGTGGAAGTCAGGAGAAATCAATTTCTTGAATACACCTTTCTATATTCCTGGTGAAAAACCTAACGCCTGGATCCGTATAAAAGGAAATATTATTGAGACAAGTAAACAGATAAAGATTGGAGTAGCAGAAGCCAGAAAACTGTGGCGGGCTGTGTCGGCAATGCACCGGGGCGCCGAGTTTCGGCACGGTCTGGTGGAGGACATCACCGGTCACCAGTGGAGTCTAAATCGGTACGAAAACGATTTGCTAACCGCTGGATGTCATAGGATAGCATATAACGAAATGGAGAGAATAGCAAAACAACTGGGATGGGTGTAAGTAGTCCATCTTGTTTTATTGATTACATAATTAAAAATAAAAAGATATGGAAAATCCAATTATTGTTCCGTTTGATTTAAATACGGCGAGAAAAATTAAAAGCGGAGAAATAGAAGGTTCGGTATTAATTGATAATATTGAGATAGAATTTGTATATGAGTCGAAAGACTGCGCCGGTCCTTATAATTCACTTTTTGTAAGAAAAGATGGATATGGAATAAGTTCTATATATGCCAACACGGAAGGTTGTACTATTGGCGGCACCACTCTGGAATTGAAAGTAGAGGCTGGGGCGTATTTCAAGAAAGGAGATGTATTAACAAGCACTAATGGACATCAATTCATATATGATGGAATTATTACCAAAGGGATAATGGGATGTATATGCGGAATGGCAACATTTGGAGATATTAGGTTTGATTACGAATTATGGACTCATGTGTATGACGAAGATAAAAAACGGCATGTAAGAAAGGCTATAGAAGAAGAGAAGAAATTTTTAGCAGAAAAGATTATAAAAGTCGAAGACAGTAGAAAAATAGATATAATAAAACGATATTTAAGTGAATATGAGTATCTATTAGATGAGATGCCGAAACATGACTTCAAACCATTTGAACGAGTATTGGTAAGAAGAACTAACCAAGAGAGGTGGAAATTGCATTTATTTTCCAGAGAATCAGGAGAAGATAATAAATACGAATGCTTAGGAGGGGTAGGATTTAGTCAGTGTATCCCATACCAAGGAAATGAGTATCTTTTAGGAACTAATAAAAGCAAATAAGATCATGGAACAGAGAACAGCAACAATTCCGTTTGATTTAGAAACGGCGAAAAAAATAAACATAGGGGAAATAGCAGGTCGTATTGTGACAGAGAAAGGACGAAATAGAGCAGAAATCGTATATGAAGACAATTCGTCAAATTGTCCGTTATTGGTTGTAATTCATTCGATTTCTGTATCGGCAGACTGGTTTTCTGCTACAGGAAAAGCACTTAGCAGTGAAAATCGACTCCTTCTTGAAGTTCCAGAATATATTACATTTAAAGATGGAGAGGTGTTAAGTAATAAAGATGGTAGCTATATCTTTATTTTAAATACACATGGGAAATATTTAACGTCTTTTTATGCCTCTTTAAATCAAAAAGGTATTCTTAAAATAAAAGATGGTTTATCTGCTTGGGAAAATCAGATAGAAAAATACAGATTTGCCACTGAGCCCGAAAGACAAAAGTTGGTTGACGCATTAAAGGCAAGCAAAGAACCTAAAGCTAAAGAGTATCTGAAACGCTTCTTCGGGATTAAAGAAGAGCCGAAATATGAGTTTAAGCCGTTTGATAAAGTGCTGGTAAGAAAAGAAGGAAATAAAAAATGGAATATCAGTTTGTTTGCAAGGGAAATTGTGGACGATTATAATAGATTGCCTTATAAGTACGAATGTTCCAATGGAACATTATGGGATTGTTGCATCCCTTTTGAGGGTAACGAACATCTTTTAGGAACTAATAAAAATGGATAACAAATATGAAAACAATAACATACGAAAGGGTGCAGCATGGAGACTGGGTGAGATGTGTCTTATGTGGGGCGCAAATGCTTCTTCCATGTGGGGCAGATAAATGCCCGGAATGTGGAGAAAATGGCACTTTAAGATGGGTCGACGAAGAGAAGCAGGAGATGGATGCTAAAGATTTGGATTGCTTAGGTTATGTAAGAGAGTTGAGGGTAGATGATTATTTATCTCCAACAACATTAGAAGAGATCGCGGAAGAAATAAAGAAAAAAGTAAATAGAGGATAACTCTAATGAGAAAATTATTAAAAGTAAAATTTATTCAAAAATGTGCATGCGGGGCGGTCACTATCAGATTTGATAATGACCGATGAATTAAGTAACATAGCTAAGAATTGTAAAATATAGAAAATATGTATGAGAATATTTTAAGCAACATGTTAGGATGTCAGACATATTGTATATCAGACAGTCCTTCGAATAGATACTGTCTTATTGGACCTATTGAGTGCAATGAGAAGTTAATAGAAGTGTTTAAGAAGGGGATAACAGTAAAACTCAAATACGTGGAAAAACGGGTCCTGGATGCATTTACGGACAACGGAATCGACCTGAGTAATTACACTCATTGTATTATTGTGAAGCGGAATTTTTATCTCGCTTGGTAACGGCAAAACATAAACAATATGAATAATTTTGTAATAGATACTCCAGATAATTTCTGGCAAATAAGATGGCTTGACAAGTATATGGAAGGCCACAAAGGATTCATAGCTGGTGGATGTTTTAAAAATATCCTTTCCGGAGAAAGAGTAAAAGACATTGATATTTTCTTTGAAAGTGAAAGCGATTTTCAGGAGGCTATTGATTCGTTCAATGATGAAAAACATCAGAAAGAAGGATGGAAATTTAAGTACAGAAATGAGAAGGTATGTGCGTTCCAGAAAGAGGGAGAAGAAGTGTTGGCTTATCACCCAAGTTGGATAGATGAAGATTTCAACCCAAGAGGTATAAGAATAGGGTTTTGGAATGGAGGAGACGATTTTAAATCGGCTCATTGGTGGGATTATCAAGATTGTTATATCACAATCTCTCATTGTGATTGTGATGATAATTCTCTTTTCAGTGATAGAATAAAAAACAGCATAGAGCCAGAGTTATGGATATCACTTGATGTTATTACAAATTACTTACCTGATATAAAACAAAATCACTTATCACAATGAGCTATTTTATATTAATGGGAAGAAGAATCCCCAAGCAAGCCATAACAGGCTTCAAATTTCAAAATGAAACAGATAACATTCGTCCTTTCTTGTCAATCAGGATAAGGGGAAAGGACGAAATTATACCTTTCAAAGATAAAAAGGAGATACAGTCTGTAAAAGCGCATCTGTGTTCTGTCTTCTCCGGATTTGTGAAAATAGGCGACTGGTATCTCAGGATGTCGGAAGTTAAGGAATATAAGCCGGTGACTGCCGAAGATATGAATCCTTACATCTTATTCAAGACATCTAAATTCGGGAATATAAAAGTTCGTTTTCTGAAAGACGAAGATATGGATGCCGAATTATTGGTGTTAGATCAACTTTTTGATGTAGAATGAATTATTGATCATATTTTAGAAATCATGACCTGGAAAGAATTAAAAGACAAAATATCTCTTATGACAGAAGAAGAGCAACAGCAGGAAGTTGCAGTCTGGGGAGAAAATATGAATCTAATGAAAGATTGTTCCTTGGAGAAAACAGACGAGGATATGTACTACAACTCTGAATGGGATTATACTTGTGAAGAGAGTGAATTGGAACCGGAAGACAAGAATGACCCTGATGTACATAAGGTATATGAAGCAGGAATGCATTATATTTATTCAAATTGATTTTAAAAAGATCTGATTATGGCAGCATTAACAACACTAAATATAACGGAAAAGAATGCTAACAACAGTTTATCTGTAACTGCTAAAGTGAATGTCACCAAAGAAGGGGTGTTTACCACTACTTTATCAAAAGAAGATGTGGATAAGATTCATTCTTATGGGATCAAATTACCTACAAACAGATTAGGCAATGAAGGATATTTTAATAGTATAGCACTTTCTGATTTGGAAAGTCAAATCAGGGAAGTTTTAAAGAGATGTTTGAGTTATAAAATAGTAGAAGAAGTGCCTATTATTAAGTATCAACTGGAAACGAATTGCATGTTTTCCTATGACAAAAACGGAAATATTGTCCCTAACCCCTCTAAGGAATGGACAGGAGGCGATGAAAATGGAAAATGGAGGGATGGAACTTCCCGTTTAGATGCCTTAAACACCCAACCTTTCGGTTTTAGTGTTTATGCAAAACCATTTCTAAAAAGAGTAATTGAATATGGAAATGGAGAGACAAAAGTAGAATACAGCAGGTTAAATACAGAAAAAGGAACCTATGCGCACTGGCTGAATTGTGTAGCAGGTATGTCATACAATCGATATAAGCCGGTAATGGAAGTGGAATGCAACGAATGCACCTCAAAATTATTCGTTGATATGATCAAGTCCATTTGTAATATAAGCGAACAAGTCAAGAGTTTTATCAATCCAGAACAAATAAAAGCAATTGCGGAGTCAAATGAACCGATTTTGCTTTTATCTAACAACTGAAAAATCATGAGGTATGTATGTGTTTTTATCTGCTTTCTGTTATGGCTTATTTTTACGTTGTTATTATCATTCACTGTCATAGGATTGGTTATAAGCGCGAGTGATGAATGGCAGGAAATGGGTGACAAAATAATAGATAAACTTTAATAAAATATGAATAAGAATATAATCAACAACGCTCAACTTTTAGAGATTAAAACTAAGATTAGACAACTTGGAGCAATGATGAATGCATATCAATGCAGGTTTGTGGTTTCTTCGGGTCAATTGTTTTTTGTGGATGATGAATATGCTGGAACGGTTAAACTGACTAATCTTGATAATGGAGAATCTAACATATCATTCCCTTCATGTGACGATGGATTGATAATCAATCCAGCCGATAAGCATATTAAATAATTTCAAAACTAAAAATATTTAAATTAATTAAACAATAATAAGACATGAAACAAGATATAGAATTTGCTATTCCTCTTTTTAAAGCTGGTGCAGAATGGCGCATTAACAGCGTGTGGCATTCTATAACAGTAATTCCAGATTGCCACCGTTTTATTGTGTTTCTCCCTAAGAAATCAACAATAGGATCAAAGAATCCAATTATGGGTATATTGGAAGAGAACAGAACTTTTATATCCAGCCGTCCAGGATGTATTTTATGCAGATTAGATGAAATGGAATCATGGGCTTATTTGGATGATCTATTACCTTAGGTAATTATATACTCAATTTTAAAAGTTAGAATTATGAAAAAAGATTTAACAGACAAAGAAAAAGAGGAAAGAATGAATTACCTTACCATTCATAAATGTAAAAACGAGGATGAACGTAAAGAGTTAAAAGAATTATGTGATTGGTATTTTAAGGATACTCCTACATTAACTATGTCTTTTTCTTTAACAGAAGAAGATTTTCGGGTAACAATGGAAAGGGACGTGGAGTTGTCGGAGGTAGCCAGAGCGGTAAAGAATCAACACCATAAGAAGAAAATTTGAAAGGTTATGACCGACAGAGAACTTCTTGAAGAAAACAATAAGATGTTAAAGGAAATCCTAAGTTTTGTGAGAAAAGTCGATTCTGTTGAATATAGGGATCATCATGACTTTATGGAATTTCTTAGAAATGTGGCAGCCGATATATGGGTGGAATATACGGAGCCTGAACAAAGAGGTAGATTGTTTAATTTAATAAATAAAAAGAAATGAAAACAGTTTTTGATTTAAGCAGAGATGAGATTGTGTCATTGACATGCAAAGAGATATATCTGTATATAGACAAAGAGCTTGCTGGTAAAGGTATTCCAATTGAAGCTAAAAACTGGAATATAAAGAACAAAAAAGAAGTCGTGTATCCAAGAACTGGAGTTCCAGTATTTATGTTAAAAGATATCGGCATCGGTTTTAGAACCATAGAAGGTGCAACAGAGGTGGCTAATTTGCTTATTAAATATAATGCATTTAAAATGGAATCAAAGTTTCTGATAGGATCGTATGAGCAGTTTTGGATCATAAATGGAAGTGTTTGCCCAGCCATTACAGGAGAAGCGGGATATAGCAAGGAAGAGTTTGATAAGGTAAACAAGGAAAACAAAGATCCAGAATTGGAAAGTATAAATTCTTTCAATGATACTGTGAAAAAAGCCAATGAAATCAAAGACAGGGTATTGAAATACGTGTACAACATAAAACAAGAACGTTCATACAACAATGACCTGGTTGGTATTTTTGAAAGGTATAAAGATATAGCAGACGGTGACATGGAGGTAGCTATGAATTTTATCAAGGAGGCCTATCCATTCAATGAAGAAACAGAGTCGTTTATCAGAAAAAAGTTTGACATGCCTATACCGGACGAATCAAAAGAGCAGTAATTAAGCTAAATTAAATCATTTTGAATCTTTTTTATTATCAAAAGACATATCTTTGTCCAAAAAAACAAACAGAATAATCGAGAATAATACATAACTCATACAAATCATAACCAATTTGTATTGTATTATGCATAATAGCCAAAAGCTATTCCGATTATTAGCCTAAGTGTTGAAACAAACACTACGTTATTTAAGAATATATAGTTACCTACGGATATTTACCCAAGTCTGTAGCTCTAAGGTAGGTGATTAAACAGTTCTGGTATTCAGGAACAGTGTTGCTTACGAAAAACCTTAAATAACATTGGCGATGGGTACTAACAGAGTTTTACTCTGACTTATGTTGAATAAACATTAAAAACGTTTGTAGATATGGTGTACGTACAAGACATAAATGGTAAACCTATGATGCCTACAACAAGGCATGGTAAGGTTAGGAGACTGCTTAAAGACAAAAAGGCGGTTGTTGTGAACCTATGTCCGTTTACCATCAAATTAACGTACGTCACATCTGATTACAAACAGGAAATTGTGTTAGGCGTTGATGCTGGTACTAAACATGTTGGTCTATCAGCTACGACGAAAAGCAAAGAACTTTACAGTAGTGAAGTGATCCTTAGAAATGATATCGTAGATCTTTTGTCTACCAGAAGAGAGCTACGAAAAACAAGACGGAATAGATTGAGACATAGAAAACATCGTTTTAACAATAGAATAAAAAGTAGGCGTCCCGGATGGGTAGCACCTTCGGTGAAGTACAAAATAGACGCCCATATTCGTGTTATTGATAATGTTTTTTCTATACTGTCTGTATCCCGTATTGTTATTGAAGTAGCTCAATTCGATACTCAAAAGATTAACAATCCTAATATATCAGGTAAAGAATATCAGGAGGGTGATCAACTTGGATTTTGGAACGTTAGGGAATATGTTTTAGCAAGAGATGGACATAAATGCCAGCATTGTAAGGGAAAGTCAAAAGACCCAGTATTGAATGTTCATCATATTGAATCACGAAAGACAGGTGGAGATTCCCCATCTAATCTTATTACCTTATGTGAAACTTGTCATAAAGAATACCATAAAGGTAATATAGATTTAAAGATCAAACGGGGATCGTCGCTTCGCGACGCAGCCGTAATGGGAATAATGAAATGGAGATTGTATGAAGAACTAAAATCTAAATACGACAACATTTCTATGACTTTCGGTTATGTTACAAAATACAATAGGATTAAACATGGTATTGAAAAATCTCATGTTTTCGATGCATTTGTTATTTCTAAAAACTTTGATGCTATAAGGTTAGGTTATTATTATAAAGTAAGATTAGTAAGAAGACATAATCGTCAGATCCATAAACAAAAGATTCCAAAAGGAGGAATCAAGAGGTTAAATCAATCTCCATTTGAAGTTTTTGGTTTCCGTTTGTTTGATAGGGTTATGTTTGAAAACAGTTATTACTTTATATTTGCAAGGCGTAAAACCGGTAGTTTTAATATTCGAGATATTGATGGTAAAAACCAAAGAGATATTACATACAAGAAATTGAAATTATCAAGGTGTAAACGCTTTATGGTACAAAAGGAAATGGATTGATTAATTTGAATAAAACATGAATCGTTGGTTTGAAATTACGGTAAAAGCCGAGATTGATAATATCGAGAACGGCAAAAAAAAGAAAGTAACTGAAAAGTATTTAGTGGATGCCTTGTCTTACACAGAGGCAGAATCAAGATCGTTGGAGATCTTCAAGGATTTGTACAATTCTTTCGAGGTTGTAAAAATTAATCCTATTAAAGTGTCGGAAATCTTCTTCAACGGAGAGGCTGAGTACTGGTATAAGTGTAAGGTGAATTACATTACACTGGATGAAAAGAAAGGTAAAGAAAAGAAAACACCATGCTATATGTATGTCCAGGCCGGCAATCCCAAGGATGCCGAAGCTGTGTTGACTAAAGGCATGCAGGGTACGTTAGGAGACTGGAATTGCGAAGCTATTGCTGAAACGAAGATCATAGACGTATTCAAATACGATCTTCAGAAGGGAGCTGAAAAATTAGGCGAGAAGAAGAGTGAAGAGTAAGGCTGATGTAGTTTCCAACATAGCGCTTGTTGTGGCGATAATATTATTGCTTTCAGCAGGCGCTTTCCTTCTGATAGTGATTAAGACAGACGAGGTATCTAAATTATTAATGAACGTACCTTATCTACTGGCTTCAGCGGGATTGTTCTTTTCAATAATATCATTATTATTCGAATGGAAAGCAAGGAAAAGAAACTATACGTCTGCGAACGATGCGGACGAAAAGTGATGATAAGAAGTCATGGCTTATGCCAGGCTTGCAGGAGCAAAGAGTTGACTCCGAAGAAAAAAAACAGAATTACATCCATTAAAAACAGCAGCAAGAAGAAAAAGTTAGAGAGCCCGGATTTATCCGGGTTTTTTCGTCTTATGCTGGAAGAGCTGAATAGTATTCGGATGTCTATGACTGGTAGGGCTATCCATTTTCCTACAGTATGTAACGTATGTCACATACTTCCAAAAAGGATATATAAGTCGGTTGCCACTTGCAGAGATAATATAGTTTTTCTACATGAATCGGAGCATACGGTATTCGACATGTATCTTGACCAGATGGAATTTGATAAACTTGAAACAGAATTTCCTTTTGTGTGGAAGTATGCGGTAAAGAAGGTACTGGATATGGAAAGCAGGGGAATGATCAAAGAAAGAGGTAGGTTGATTATTGAAATAATTGACAGGTATGATAGAAGAAAAGATTAAAATATTAACAGATTTAGGGTTTGTCCCTATGGTGGAAGGAGTAGAAAATACGTTGTTTAGAATGAACGATGTTGTGATGTCGGTGTCAGATCCTAATCAAACACCGGAGCAATTGAGAAAGGAAGTTATGTCTTTAATAAAAAACAAAGACATAGCAGAAAGAGGCGGACAGGTTCCAGTAGTTAAAGAGCCGGCGCCTGAGCCAGAGCAGGCCCAGGGAGAAGAACCGGAAGCTCCGGAAGAGGAAGCAGATCCTAACCCTGGAGAGGAAGATTCGAATCCGTTTACAGAAAATCAGGAAACGTTAGAGCCGTTTTATATCTGTGATGAGTTAAAGAAGATTGAGACTCCCAAATTCGTAAGATTGACATTAGACGATAATCGTTTTTATGTAAGGAAGATGGATGATGGGACGGCCAAGATATATGCTTCAGTAACAACTTTAATCAAAGATGGGTATGTAGATGATAAGACCGCACTTCAGGAATGGAAGCAAGAGATGAAGATGCTTGGTCGCAATCCGGAAGAGGTGGCGCAGTATGAAGCTGATAAGGGAACGATCATGCACTACTTATACGGATTGTACCTAACAGGTAGAGATATGGTCTTAAATCGAAGTTTTATAGTTAAGACCGTACAAGAAGGTAAGCTGAAGATATCGAAGAAAAATCTTGACCGATTCTTTAACAGCATAGATGATCTTGACGATATGATTGTCAGAGTTATGAAGTTTGCCAAATTTTGTTCGGAGTATAAGGTTAAGCCGATGATGATTGAAAGAATATTGTCATTAGAGGACTATTTGGTAGCTACGCCGATAGATGCGATGGTTAAAATGACATTCAAATACAAAGAAGAAGGTTATTTTGGAGCCGTGTATCAAAGGGCCACAGGGCAGTTCAAAAAAGGTGATCCGAAGAAGGAGGTAAGAGACGTGGAGAAGGAAGAAGTGGTTATTCTCGACTTTAAATCAGGGGGAATATGGGAATCATACGCATTTCAATTAGAAGCTGAAAGAAGAATGGTTAAAGCATGGTATGGGATTGATGCACGTATTATGAACTTTTCTCCAAAAAGCACGAGCAGCAAAGGATATACGTTGAAAGAATGGACAGAAGACAGTATAGCACTTGAAAAGGCGGACTGTGTGTTCCAACAAGGTATGTTGAATCACCTTAGAAAAGATAAGAAGTTCAAAGTGAGAAAAGGAGTGCTGAATATCAATAAGCCGTACAATGAAGAGGATCATACGGTCGTGTATGATATTGCAGAGGAAATGTCTAAAAGATTCATAATATGAACGATATTGTTATTCCTGAAGGAGATTATATAGAAATCGTAAAACCGATATGCATCAATCCTTTTGGTTATTATTTTATTAACATCAAAAGGGGTTCGAGATTAAGATTATCGAAAGATTTGAAAATAGGAGATAAATATGCAATATGTGTACTTGCATCTCATAAGAAATATGGCAAGACCATCGAAATAATAATGCCTATATTGGCCAGAAATACAAGAAGAGTATGAAAAGAAAAATTAGAAGAACAGGAGAGATAATAGACGTAATCACTTTCAGTAGCTCAACTACAAGAAGCGACCATGACAGAATACAGTTCTATGGTGATAATGGGAATGTGATAAGTGAGAGTTTAAATTTTTATCTCGATACCCTTCCTGTAAATGACGAAAACAAAGATGTAGACTGGGAGCAACGTAGATTCGATCTTATTAAGGCTTATTCTATTGAGTTTGTTAAAGCACAAAATAGAAAAGGTGAAATAGATTGCGGAGTATATGTACCAGATGTGGTGTCATGGTCTATAACTATAGCAGATAGAATCATAGAGGCGATGAGAGGAGTTAAAAATGCTTGATTTCATAAGATACGAAAACGTACCCCGGTTTCAACTTGACCGCAGGCCCGGAAGGAGCCGACTGAAGCTAACCTGCCCAGCTTGCGGGAAAAGCCGGTGTCTCACCCCTTATATTGATGTGGCAACAGGCCAGGTTGTTGGCAACGAGTTCGGAAGATGCGATCATGAACGGACTTGCGGTTACGATAAACGACCTACTGGTAAGGATGTAGGTGACAAAGATCTTTGGATCTCGGGAAACAAGTGTATAAGAGCTTATCGTCCTCCTGTAAATCCTGACGTTGTAAATTACATACCTTTTAGCGAGTTTGAGAGGACTGTGGTTCCAGACGATAGAAACACCGTATTTAGATTTTTATCGTCTCTATGGGGAAAAGAAAGGGTATCTGATGTGTTCAGAAGGTATCATGTCGGAACAATGGACTTATGGGGATGGAAAGGGTGTTGTATATTCTGGCAGATAGACAAAGATTTTGTATGTAGAACCGGCAAGATCATGGACTTTTATATAAAGACCGACAGCCAGGGGAATGAGATTGATGTAAAAAGAGTGAAAGAAAAAGACGGTGACAATGAGCGGCCTCATGTTATGTTTTATCACTCGTTGCATGCAAGAGACTTCTTGTTTAGACAATGCCTGTTCGGAGAACATCTTCTAAGCCAATATCCGGATAAGGTGGTTAATTTGGTGGAATCAGAAAAGACGGCTATTATATGCGCTGTGAATAAACCGGATGAGTTATTTGTAGCTACCGGTGGGTTGCAGAATCTAAGACCGGAAGTGATAGATGTTTTAAAAGATAGAAAGACCGTAGCTTTTCCGGACAAAGGACAAGCATTTGAGACATGGAGTAAAAAGATAGATGGGATGATGATGAAGTCAAGGATAAAAGTATCGGACTATCTTCAAAATGTTGAAAATGTAGGAGACGGAGATGATGTGGCAGATTTGATAATCAATAACAAGGTAAAAGAAAAATATCATGAGCCTGGATGTTTATATTAAGAACAAGAAGAAAGAAGATCGTGAATGGGTTGCGAACATCACCCACAACATGAACAAGATGGCACAAAGAATATTCGTATCAGAAAATAAAGAAACGCTGTACGATTATGTTTGGAGACCAGAAGAATTGGGTAGGGAAATAGATACCGATGAGATGAAGAATGTACTTACAAAAGGCATATGTATTATGATCTCTAAGAGAAAAAGTCTTTTGAGATACGAGCCGGAAAACGGATGGGGGTCTTATGATTCATTTCTTAAGTTTCTTATCGAATATAAAGAGGCGTGTGAAGATCATCCGGGTTATATAATTGAAGCAAGTAGATAATATGGAAAATTACAAAAACACTTTAAACGAGGTAGTGGTGATTGAATCGTCGCCAGAAACGTATTTTGTTTACGCTATTCGTAATGCTATTCGTATCTCTAAATGTGCGTATCCGACAGCCAAGAAAGTAATTTTCAAAAGAGAGGACGTAGAGGTAGAGATCTCAGAAATGGAAACTGAAAGCAGTTTGTATGAAAAGTTTAAAGAAAAACAAAAGAATAGGGTATGGAACTTAATGAGCGCCAACAACGGGTTTTAAGAGGCGAAATTTGTCCTTATTGCGGAAGGGAAACCGAGCTGGTCAATGCCGATAAAATATATAGCAGAAAAGGCTTAGGTATGGTTATGATGTGCAAACCATGCAATGCTTATGTCGGTGTTCATGAATCAGGGCCGAATAAGGGAAAAGCTAAAGGCCGGCTTGCGGGGCCATCACTGAGGTCTCTTAAGATAAGAGTCCATGCCGAACTTGATAGACTATGGTCTACGCCAGAGGAACGGGAAAGGATGTATAAAGATTTATCTGAATTTCTCTCTATACCGGAAGAGTACACACATATAGGTATGTTCGGCGAGAAGACGATGGGGAAAATCTTTCAGTTCTGTCATGTAAACAAAGAGCGATCAGGTTCGAGAATAGAATGGCATAAACCTGGAGATAAGTGCCCTAATAAAAACAATCAAATAGTGTCAGGAAGTAGCGCATGTAGAGGATGTCCTGAGTATCTTCATGATGAGAAAGACGGGTATGTCTGGTGTGATCCTGATATGAGTTACGGCAGGTTGAAATAGGGCGAGAATTGCCTATCTTTGTGCTATTATCAATCAAAAAATGTAAGAAGATGGGCAGATCAACAGAGTACTACAGGACTCATCCCGAAGCCAGGAAGAAAAAGGCTAAAAAAGACAAGGAGATAAATGCCAGACCGGAACAGAAAGCCAAACGCCGGGAGCTTGGTCGTAAAAACTACGAAACGGACAAGAAGAAGGGTAAGGGCTGGAGAAAAGGCAAGGATTGTTCTCATACCAAGAACGGTCTTAGGTATAAATCAGTAAAAGCTAATAGGGGATCCAAATCGGATACAAAAGGTGACAAAAATGCACGAGGAGATAGCAAATAGGATAGATATAAGAAGGATATTCAAGACCTCTAAACAGGTCATGGAAGAGGCGTATGAGAATATCTTGAAATACAGGCGGGGAGAGCTTATCCCCGCTAAAACCGGATACGATTATATTGATGAGGCTTTGCTTGGAGGTATTTTCCCTCAGCATGCTATTGCCATAGGAGCCCGGCCATCTGTAGGTAAATCGTATGTGGCCCAAAAGATATTGGAAAATGTGATGAATCCGATGATCAACCCGCAAGCAGAAGATTATTTTCTTGTTAATTGCGAGTTCGAAATGAATCCTCAAGATCTTCTTCTTCGTAGAATGAGCCAGGATATGAAAAAGCGGGCTCCTGAAATATTAAGAAGGCAAGATTCTAATACAGTGGAAGAGATGAGGATGTTTGAAATCCTTCAAGGTGAAATCAGGAATAATATAATATACATCGATGCTCCGTGTACGGTAAAAGAGTTTGAGGCGGCTGTGTATCATATAGCTACCAAACACAAAGACAAACGTCTTATAATATTTAAAGTCGATCATATTGCTTTGATAAAAAGAATGGGGTTAGATCCTAAGTCGGCTATAGATGATTTGGTGGCGGTTATGAACGAAGCTAAATTAGTATATAAAAACATATTTTTCCTCATCATATCACAATTCAACAGAGAGATAGAAGGAAGGATAAAAAGCCCACAAGAGCAGCCTCCGCGTCTTTCTGATTTTTACCAATCTGATACGCTGGGTCAGTTATGTACGTTAATGATAGGTTTGCACAATCCTCGTAGGTACGGGCTGGATAAGTATATGATATTTGGGAAAGATTGGTATCAGACTCTTGATAGGTTTAAAACTGAAAACAAAACATCATTCAGGACAGCCGGACTGGTGTTTCATCATATACTGAAGGTAAGGCAAGTTAGTATGGAAGAGCTTACTAATACAATCCACCCAGAGATCCTGCCGGGGCATGGATGGATGTACGGGGAGGGCGGGACGAAGTTCGTGAACCCCAACCAGCCGCCGACGCCGCCCAAGCTCTATACTGTGGAAGACGTTACGGACAATCAGGAACAAGAACAAGAGACAAAAGAAGAACAGTCATTGTATTAAAAAAAATAAGAACCATGAGACTGACAGTAGAAGAAAACGAATACCTGATAAGTAAGTTCCTTTTGGTTCTTACTGAGTTTGCAGGAGATGAAAGAGAGATGTTTTTAATCAACTCCATACATGATAAGGCGGTGGCGGATATGAATTATCGTCTTCCGTCTTTAATAAGCAGAGAACGTAAAAGACGAGTCATTGAGCTCCTTAAAGAAGGAACCAGAATAATCAAGGACTTTTCCGGATATGCAGGTGATATGGGTATGATTAACGAATACGATCGTTTAAAGAAAGAAATAGGAACCGTCCAAGACCAGCTTGGTGACGTAGAAGGTCAACTTCGGGCAGCAGGAGAAGTTATTAAAAAAGAACTTGATATGATTGCTGACCGAATCAAAGAAGACCTCCTCGACCGAGAACTGGCTAAAAGTAATGCCGAGGCCGAAAGAAAAGCCAAAGTAGATCCGAGATACGAAGTAGCTTTAGGTGATTACAAGGAGATGCTGGAAGTGATTTTTACAACCAGAAACAAGTATTCTACGGTAGATTCTGTACATGACGATCTTCGACAGTCGGTATCTACCGGTAGAAATTCGATTATTAAAGAAGGGTACAACAGTTAAAAACAAGGAGGGAATATGGAAAAGAAGGAATTTAAAGTAGGAGAAGTATTTACTGCCGGACTTGTAAGATTAAAATGTGTGGAAGGTGATACATGCGATAGGTGTATATTCGAAGATTACGATTCTTGTTCATGTACAGACATAATTATTGGTCCATGTGGACATGTTGATAGACAAGATAACAAGAATGTTATTTTTATTAAAGCTGATTAAGAATGTACATCAATTTCAGACAACTTGCAGCATCAGACATGACTCCTAATGATCTTGCCAATCTTCTTGCCATAAGACAGAAGGATTCGGTTATGATAGAAGCCATGCCGGAAGAAGATGCTGGGAGGTATATAGAGCTTGGCCTGGTTGAGAAATTAAAATCAGGCGTGATGAGATTGACCAACAAGGGAACGTCTTTTGTGAATTATATAGAGACACCGGAAATGACAGACGAGGTTCTGGAAACGTTGAAGATTATGATAGGAATGTACGAATCATATTCAAAAGACATAGGTGTCAGCAGAAAAGAAGCAGAATCCAGATTGTGTTGGTTTATGGGTATGACCTCATTCAAGAAAGAGGTCATACTTCAGGTAACGGAATCTTATATAGCAGAGTCAGGAGATTATACAATGAGCTTATGTAACTTCATATGGAAACCGCCTTCTCAAGCTTTTTCAGTTCATATGAACCTTAAAAATTCAAAGCTCTTTGACTTAATAGCTGAAAAATTTAAGATCGCTACCGAGCCTTATTTGGAGCCTAAGAAGAATAAGGAAATGGATTGGTTGTTTGCCGTATCTAAATTGCCTACGCCGCCGGCTAAAGGCAATCCGGATTATTTATTTACCGGAAGTTCTGAAACAGACAAAGAGAGATTGAAAAACATAAAAACATACTTATTTAACAAAATTAGAAAGCAATGGAAAAAGTAAGAATCAGAAAGATAATAGAGGATATAATTATTACTCAGTTTCTTAATTCGGAAATGGATATAGTTCATGAAGAAGATGTGTCGTTTGAAGAACTTGGATTAGATTCTCTTGATCAAATTGAACTCGAGATGATGGTGGAACAAAAATTCAATATTGTTGTTAATGATGACAATATTAAATCCATCAAAGATATGACTGATCTTGTTTACAAAATAAAAACAGAAGGACATGGGAAATGATATAATTTTATGCATGGCTTTAATAGCATCATTTGCTTTTGTTATACAGTTTTTGTTGTCGATATTAGGATCTGATCTGGATACGGATATTGACAATGCTTCTGATTTAAGTATGTCTTTGTCGGACATCATATCATTCAAAGGCATAACACATTTTATTCTTGGATATAGCTGGACTACGTACTTTTCGGGTTCCCATTTAGTAGGGGTCGTAATAGGGTCGTTTTTCTTTATCGTTTTGTTTTACGTATATAAATTACTTCTTAAGTTAAAACAAGAAATGGTGTACGAATGTCCGGAAGATTTAAATGGCAGAGAGGTGGAGATAGTGTTTAGATCAGGGAAGAATCATTATATGGTAAATATTTCGAAAAATGGAAGACAAGAGCAAATGAGAGTAAGATGCTTGTCTGGAAAAACTTACAAAAACGGTGACAAGGTGAATATAAAATATGAAGAAGGAGAATTAAGTATATAATTTAATATGGATTTTGGACAAGATTTAGAACCAGAAGAACTGACCAATCATTATAACCCCAAATAGTATTAGCCTGATATAATTCTATTATAAAAGTTTAATACATCTCTTTCAGAGATCGGGTTATTAGCCTAAGCCTTGAAACAGAGGCTACGTTATTTGAGAATAGATAGTTACCTACGGATGTTTGCCCAAGTCTGTAGCTCTAAGGATGGTGATTAAACAGGAGTAGTGTATTTGACGAAACAGTGTTACCATTATATAAAACCTCTTATAACATTGGCGATGGGTACTAACAGGATGAAATATTCCTGACTTATCCCTAACGGGATTTACATCTACCAAGGAGACCGTAAGGTCTCCGAGGGGATGTATTAAAACATACGAATAGCTTTAAATATATTTAATAGAATATGGGATATGGAATTGATTTTGAAACAGAAGAAGAGGAGGATGAAGAGTATGACTGACGAGGAATTTGTATTGGATAATAAGAAAAAGGTTGTTGTAAGAAAAAGAATATCTTATTTAAACAAAGGGGATAAAGTGTGGATTGTGTCTTCCGACGGGTATCTGCTGCACACGGACGTAGTTAGAGCCGACCGCGGACGGTCTTATGTGGAGATAGACGGGATTCTGTATTGGAAGCGAGGATTAGATGGCAAGCATCGTAATCGTAATAACTACATGCAGTTTGCCATGACACCAGAAGACGGTAAGAAGTATGTCGTATATTACCCGGAAGGATTTAAAGACAATGACTTATGATGGTCCCGGAAACGCATTTGCTATATAAGGAGTTTAATGGTGTAAAACGTCTTGCCATATCTTATTCCCAGATAGATACGTTTCTTACCTGTCCAATGAAATGGTATAAGACTTACGTAGAGGGCAAAAGGTCTACGGAAAAACAAGAAGCTACATCTTATGGTACGGTTATCCATAAGACACTGGAATACTTTTTTAAGAACGGAAGACAGCCTTCTGGTAAAGACCTTGGAGAAGCAATAAGTTACTATTCCTATCAAGAAGACATACCTTGGCAATCACCGGAAAATATGATGATAGCCATGAAGCAATCCGGGGAGCTTCTTGCTTGGATTGTGGATCTGTTTAAAAAAGACGGGAATAGGTTTATGATAGCTGATAGTGATCTTAATCCCTGCGAGAAACTTATCAGACACGGCGCCATAGTTGGGGTCGAAGAAGATTTTGTGCTGCCGTACCGTCTTCCTAAGCCTGTTGATATAAATGGGGTGATTCATACTCATGTGTACATAGTAGGATCGGTAGACCTTCATCTGGCTATAAAAAGCAAGAACGTAGTTCACCATTATGTCATAGATTGGAAATCAGGGAATAAGGTTTTTGATTCTAAGAAGTTGGAAACGAATTTACAGCATCCTATATATTCATTTTACATCTATAGAAAATATGGTGGAGTTCTGCCAGATATGAACATCTATTTCTTTACCAGAACCAGGCAGTACCAAAAGGTTAAGGTAGATGAAGAGCGTAAAACAAAATCTATAGAAATGCTAAATGACACTTTGTCTAAAATGTATGATTTTGAAGATAATAGTGTAAAATCATTTCAAGCGTACATCCAGGGAGCAGAAGGATCCAGGTATAGCAAGCGGCGCGCCACCCTAAGCCAGCCTGTTTCGCAAAACAAGCTACCCTGCCCGTCGGCGCTGTGTTATTATTGTGACTTTGGATTACATAACAAAAACGAATGCCCTTTCTCTTCAGATTGGGATCCGTCTAAAAAGATAAAACGATGAAATACGAGGATGTTCAAAAGTTAAGAACGAAATACCGGCAAGATCCGGAAGTTATAAACGTAGAATACATGAGAGACGTTGCTGTAAGAAGCGGGAATTTTAAGAAAGCATTTGAGCTTCAGGAAAGACTGGAGGATATATGGTTAAACTACTTAAAGGGAGTCCAATGAAAGAAGATCTAACATGTGGAGTGATGCTCCTTTTGTATTTAGTTTTATTATACTTGCTCATGACAACTTTCATAAAAACATGTAGAGCAGTAGATCGTTATAAGATGAAGAAGAAAACTGACAAAATAAAAGTCGGTCAAAGATACGAATACAAAGGCTACTTCATGGATCCATTTGAAAGAGGCAAGCATGTGATTAAGATATTAGACATAAAAGAAGGGTACGCTATGTATGTGTACGAAGGAGAACTATATATGCGTTCTTCTATGAGTCTTGAAGACATTGTTGAAAGATATGTTTTAATTACTGATATAAAATAAGGGGTTATGGAAAAGAAAGTCACAATCAAAGAAGGGATGGGTATTTTTTACAAAAATGCAGGGAAAGATATATGGGTCTATATTGGACTTTTTGGAAATAAAGTGCTATCCATTTTAAAAAACAAAGGTGTTATTGCATGCGAAAACGATGCTGAATATTGCGTGTTGATGGATGGAGAAGATCATTTTATAAGTATAGCAAAAGACATGAGTCACGACTATTGTTGTGAGTACGTTGTAGAAAGAGCAGAAGCCTACAGAGACTACCCCTCCAAAGGTGCTACATGCAGTGTATGCCTGTTTGAAGATAATGAGAATAAGGCAAGGGAGATGTTGAAAGAGGCGATAATAGAACTTTCAAAAAATAATATAATAGATTGTGATGGGCTTTGAACTTAGACCTTACCAGAAAGAGGCAGTAGATGCCGGGCTTAAGTTTCTTACAGGAAGATCTAAGAAGCCTGGCATAATCGTAGCCCCATGCGGATGTGGAAAGAGCCTTCTGATATCCAAGATAGCACATGAAATAAATAGACCGACATTAGTATTACAGCCCTCAAAAGAGATTCTGGAGCAGAATTATGCAAAGGCCGTATCATTCGGTTCTAAACCTACTATATATTCTGCTTCATGTGGTATAAAGGAACTGTCGGCTATGACTTATGCTACACTTAAAAGCATAAAGAAAGACGTAGCAAGGTTGAAAGATATAGGGATAGACACCTTATTGGTGGACGAATGCCACTCGGGGTATTCCCCGGAGGAAGGTTCTGAATTTATGGAGTTTATGAACGGGTTTCCAGAGGCGAAGGTGCTGGGCTTCACCGCCACGCCCTGCCGCCTCCGGACCTACAGCTCCATGCTGGAAGGAAACTACAGCAAACTTAATATGCTGACGAAAGACGAGCATAATTTCTTTAAGAAGATAGTTCATGTGACTCAAATACAAGAGCTAACTTCTCAGGGATTTTGGTGTCCACTTAAGTACGAACGATGGTCTTTTGATGAATCGGCTCTGATGTTAAACAGTACCGGGGCCGAATACACCAACGAATCTATTAAAGAAAGTATTGTACGAAATGGCTTAAACAACTCTATCTACAAGCGCCTTCTTCAACTTATGAACGAACGTAAAGCCATTTTGGTCTGTATGGATTCTATCGAATCATGTAATAGAATATCAGAGTTCATGAATGCCAGGATGGGAGCCATAACCGGTGTCGTAACATCGCTAACAACCAAAAAGAAAAGAGAGCAAATCATATCCGATTTCAAAGAAGGTAAGTTAAAGGTCGTGTTTAATTATTCAACGCTTGCTACCGGATTTGATTTTCCTGAACTTGATTGTGTGATGTTTGGTCGACCAACTTTCTCATATTCAACTTATTACCAAATATTAGGCCGCGCCGTCCGCATCCATCCTGACAAGAAAGAGGCGCTGATAGTTGATTGCTGCGACAACATGAGGCGTTTCGGTCGGATAGAAGACTTGACAATCGAACAATTCCCTTCTAAGGGCTGGTGTATGTTTGCTGGCGATCAACTTCTGTCTAATATAAGGATGGGTGATATTATTACCAAAGACGAGATCCTTCGTCGGGCAGCCTCGCTTAAATCTGTGAATGGAGATGGTAGGAGAGAAGACGATCTTGATAGTATAATAATGTGGTTTGGAAAATATGAAGGAATTAGATTCAAGGACATACCGGTGTCGTATTTTAGGTTCTTGGCTGAGAATATGGCAGTAAAACCAGGAGATAGAAAAGAAAAGGTTATAGAATATTATAATAGGATAAAAGCATGAACAACAAGAGAAGAAAAAAAATATCGGATGTTATTAACAACGTAAATAAGTATAAAACAGATTTTGAATACATCAAATCAAAGTTATCGGAGTTGAAGTATAACATAAATTCAGCCAAAGATGATGTTGATATGATTTTAGACGAAGAGACTGAGGCGAGAGATAATATACCGGAATCGTTACAAGACTCAGAAAAATATTGGGAATCATATCAGGCTGTAGCTGATATGGAAGAGGTGGTTGATGACATGGAAGGCATTATAAACGATTTAGATGATGTGATTTCAACCATAGATGGGAGCATTAAAACCATAAATGGTTCTATTAAAGTAAATTTGGAAGGAATAATGTGAGTCTATAAAAACACTATAAGTAAAATTTAACACAATACGCTTGTATTAAAGTTACACAATCTATATTTTTACGTCGTGTAATTTTAATACAAGCGTATTTTATTAAATAATTTAAAAGTTATGATTTCTAAAGACAGGTTATTGTATGGAGTGGTAATCAGACAGGACATTAAAACTTCCTTTATGTCATTAACTGGATTACAAGAGGCATATACAAGAAAAAGAGTGGAGATGGGGTGGAATGATAAGAGAATAGAAAATATTCTTTCGAACAAGGAGAGTGCAGAAAGGATATTTTATATTCTTAAAAAACAGAAATACATAAAAAGTGAAACCTTGAAAGAGTTTATGGATATAGTGGAAAACAACTCTTTGATAAAAGTAATGAAGTGGTATAATGCCTATAAGACTACAGGAAGAGGAACAAACAGAAATGTTATGTGTGATCCCTACATATGGGTATTAGTCGCTATAGAATTAAATCCTATGCTGTATGCAGAAGTTACTGGATGGTTAAATGATAAACTTATTTTGGATAGAATAGAGATAGGGGATAAATACAATACTCTTTCAAGGTCTGTATCAAAATTTGAAGATGTTGATTATATAGAAATGGCTGATAAGTTAAACTGGATTGTATTCAATAAACATAAATATGTTTTAGATAACAGAGCAACTCAAGAGCAGTTAAAAGAACTTGAAATGCTTCAATCTAATCTTGCATTTTGTATAGAAATGGGAACCATCTCTTCTTTCTCTAATTTAATGAACATGATGAGATCTATATATGTAAAGAAATGGGGAGAAGAGGCTGTAACTTCTAAAAACGTAAAATAATATGGGAGTAAAAGAAATAAGAGAACTACTTAGACTCTACAATCTCGAACATAGTGTCGTCCAGAACAAAAACTCTGGGCGGTATTCTATTATTCTCCATAACAACATCATAGGAACGAACGTAGATGGAGAGAAGGTAGTTGTATTCAGGACCATTCCGGAAGGAAGCAACACGTTCTCTATGGAACGAAATAGATTCTATGAGGGGTTTGTAGAGGCTTTTGATGACGATAAGGCGATTGAAGCCGTAAGACAATATTTTGAGAATAACAGGAATGATAGAGTGTAAGACGAAGATGGATTATATTACTATAGAAATGAGGTAAAACAACGATAAAACAATGGAAAAGATGGATGATAACACTAAAAATATCCTTTATCCAAAAGGATCTATTTTTCGCATATTGAAAGATGATATAATCAGTGCAGAATTTAAAATAGCCAAAGGAGCTATAGCGGAGGCAGTATCAGACATAGAAGTAAATGATAAATATGCTGAGGTTTGTTGTAATGGGGAGACGTTCGTCATAGAAACAGATATTATGGATATTATTCTTACCAAAGACCCCATAGAAAACAAATCGGTGAAAAATGACATCATTGATGATAAACTACGATGGGACTTGCTTCCAATGGAGGAGATTGAAGACATTGTAAGAGTCTATCATGCTGGCGCCAAGAAGTACGGACCCAATAAATGGCAGAACCTTGACAACGGGTTTGAACGGTATCGTGCTGCGGCTGCCAGACACCTAATGGAATACATGAAAGGGGAAAGAATAGACTCAGATACAGGAGCTTTTCATCTTGCACAATGTGCATGGAATTGTATAGCTATGCTGTGGTATGATAAGCACGGGAAAGGATTAATACCATTAAATAAGGAGGAAAAAAAATGACAATAGAACAACTAAATTATTTATTAAGAAAAGAGCTTTATGCTATAAAAAACCATAAAGACAATATTGATAGAATCAAAAAAGAATATTTTGATTCCAATTATGGGTTAAAAGAAGGAGATAAGATCCGTATTTTACACGAAGCAGGAGATGAAATGATAGGCTTCTTGAAAAAAGTTGAAGTATGTGAAGACGGAGATCTGTACTTGACAATCCAAAAACAAAACGAAAAAGGTGATAGAGGCAGAGGAACATGGAATATGTATCTATCATCAAAATCAATTAAAATTGAAAAATGTGTATAATGTCATGAGAGTGTTAAGTTTATTTGACGGAATGTCATGTGGTCAAATAGCGTTAAAAGAAATAGGGATCACGCCTGAAGTATATTATGCGTCAGAAATAGATAAGTTCGCTATTAAACAAACGCAATTAAATTTCCCTAATACGATACAAGTAGGAGATGTGAGGGATTTAAATGTAGAAGATCTTGGACGCATAGATCTTATTTTAGCCGGCAGCCCATGTACGGATATGTCTTTTTCTGGAAAAAGAAAAGGGTTGTCTACCGTAGAAGGAATAGAAGTCAAATCACTTAATGAGTATCTTGAATTAAAAAAACAAGGATTTGAGTTTGCCGGTCAGTCTTACTTGTTCTGGGAGTTTATTCGTATTTTGAATGATGTAAGAAAAACTAATCCTGATGTGTTGTTTCTTCTTGAGAACGTTAAGATGGGAAAGAAATGGGAGCCGGTATTCGATGATGCTATAGGGTGTAAGGGCAATCATATTAATTCAGCACTTGTTTCAGCTCAAGTCAGGAAACGTATTTATTGGACTAATATTCAAGACGGCATTATTCCTCAACCTGAAGACGAAGGTTTGACCATAAGTGATATAGCTGAATATGAAGTAGATGAAAAATATTACTTATCTGAAAAAGTTTTAAACAATTTAGCTTTTCACTTAAAAAGAAATCACGACAAGGGAAATTATTATGGAGCTAATATTAAAACAAAAGATGAAAAATCCAATACAGTTGCCGTAAAGGGTAAATACATGTACGATCTTATTTGTGTAGCAATGAGAGGTAGGAATCCAGAAAAACCTACATGTAGAGAATCTGGTCTTAAAACAGTTCAGATGATTGAATTTAAAAACGATGGAAAATCCAATTGTCTCACAACAGTTCAGAAAGATAATCTTATTTTCCAAATACCAAGAGGATTTAACAAAGGTGGATTTCATGAAGATAAGGCTCCAACATTATCTTGTAATTCATATGATAGAAACAATTTTATCATACAGAGAGCATTACATGGCGATTTCAGAATAAGAAGATTAACCCCTACAGAGTGCTCCAGGTTACAGACTGTACCAAATTGGTATAAATGGGAATGCAGCGAAACCCAACAGTACAAGATGTTGGGAAACGGGTGGACTATTAAAGTTATTGAACATATACTTAAAAGAATAAAAGAATCATGATTAGAGCAAGATTTTACATTAAAAAATCCGACTGCGATAACGACTACCGTCCAGTCAAATGGCCTATAAAATATCCATATTGGTGTAGTGCAGAATCCAGTAATTCATTTGTATTGGTGGCGTATGCTGAAGATGAAGACAACATAAAAGAACTGTGGCCGGAGGCGTATGATATTAATGTCTTAGAGAAAGATACCGAAATTAGATTCACATTAAGATTTCCTAAGCCGGAATGGTATGAATTATATGAAGAAATGTATGATACATTTGTGTGGATTACAGACACATGTCTGCAAGATGGTAAGATAAGAAAAGTAAAAGCTAAAATAGAAGATTATGATGGTACTTTATTAGCCCACACCCTTAACCGGTTAGCTCCTTATACGATAGGGTATCAAGCTTTTAAAAGTAAAGAAGAAGCTTTGAAATATGCAGAGGAACAGAGAACGTACCTGATCGAGTCTACTAAGAAACAATTGAATGAACTTGAAAATCTAAAATTTAAATGCGATGATTAACTATGCAGCAAAAGCCAGAAAAGCTTATTTGATAAACAATTTCGATAAGATTCTTAACAGCCTCAACACGCTTCATTCAACGGTTGAGACCATGACGTTGTTCGTAAACGACCAGGCTTATAATTACATTCTTAAGCTAAAGGAGGTAATTAAAACCAGTCCTATGTATAAGCACAATATCAAGCGTCTTTTAAATGACATGGACAAAGAGATAAAGAGGTACAATGCTTCTATCTACTACATAAATAAAGAGCGTAGTGAGGTTATAGCTGATATAACACAAGCGATGGAAGATTGCCTCATGCCATACATAGACGATCTGGCCGGCGCTATAAGGACAGCCGTGTGGTCGAGGGGTGTGTCCGAGGAGCGGACGGAAGCGGCGGTACTGTCCCTAATCGTATCCTCCTTGGCCACGACATCAGGCAGACTTATCTCAGGTGGATATCAGATCATGAAAGAAATGGGTGGTGGCTGGGGTGGTAATCCATTTACGTTTATGAGCATTGATAAGATAAGACACTTATCTACATCATTATCTGATGCTATTACCGGTGGAGAAATAGCTCTTGAAGAAAAAGAAGCCAATGATATAACTAAGGCAATGGATGTTTTTATTGAGAAAATGTCTGATTCGGATATTGTTGATAAGGTGATCAGCATACTCGAAGAGGCAGAATATAAAAATAAGGAGGAGCGATCGTGAATTATTTGGATGGGTACGTGAAAGAAGTTCTTTCTGAGCCGTACTATGATGATTACGGCTCTGGGATTTTTAGGTGGTGGGTGGAAGTGTCTTACGTTTGTGAAGGAATAGGAGCTGTCACTACCTTAATGTTTGATACGAGAGAAGAAGCGGAAGCTGTAAAACCAGGTTACAAATTTTTATGCTGAAAATAATATGAGGTATTTTGTTTTATTGATGGCACTTGTGTTATCATCATGTTCGCATGATGATAGTCAGGTTAATAACGGATGGGTTATATATGATCTACGTCCTTTAGAAGATGGATGTATAATGTATTATGGTAAAGACGAAAGAATTTCAATATTTTATAATAATAGGCTTATAAAATTCGTTGGATACCAAGGGGAATACAATATCGGAGATTCTGTTAAGATCGTAAAAGTGAAATAATATGAAAAATAATTTAAAACTCGTATGTCCGAAATGTGGCACCCCTCACCAGCCTCATTCTCCGCACACGATGGATGCAAATGGATTTGAAAGGTGTGAGATAAGAACTGTCATGGAAGACAGGGGGTGGTGCTACGAATGCTCTTTTTGGCAAAACTTGTACGACAAGCACAAAGACGATCCTGGATGGGTTAGGATAGACGGTGTAAGCTGGGTGCTTAAGCCTATGGTGGAAAACGTACCGAGCGGATGGAACAGCCTTGGATGTGGTGGAAGAAAAATGTATATCAATATCGAAGGGAAAGGCATTGTTACATCAAATAACTGCTGGTGTCAAGGTGATGTTTCGGACGCATTCAAGGATCTTATGCCTGATAATGCTACTTGGGCTACGAAGGAGGAATTTGACAAAGCTCCTGTAGTAGGACATATCATAGAAGGTATTGGTTTAGTTTTCACAGATAGGGGAGGTCATGAAGTTAATGCTTAGAAACTTATTTCATGTTCTGCTTATACAAGAAAAGATGGTAACTACAACAATCCCCAACCATACAATAGGCGTACGGTTGGGGATTGTTGTCATATCGTAAAATTAAGTGTTTTTTCTAATATCAGATATTCAGTATGAACTTTACTTCCGCCATCATTTATCAAGTCCAAATTAATATAAGCTGTATATGATACATGATGATCACCAGGATCAAGACGTTTCATATCTGATAAGAACATAGAATTTAAACCTTGGCCAGACCATGATTCTGGATATGGCAAAGGTTTAAAGTCGGCGTCTGTACATCTTACAGCCCAAGTAAGATTAGGATCTGCCCTAACTATTCTATCATGAGGTCCATCAATTACAAGATCTGGCATCTCATATTGGTAACTATCATAATTAAGGACAATAGGATCACCAAAGTTTACACCGTATATAGCAGCAGGTGGAGTAAAGCTTGTTATTAAAAAGGTTCTATTAATCCTATTGGTTGTTCTTAGCGTAAACTCATCAGGTGCTATCACACTTACTCTAAATCCATAATAAGGAGAGGTTGTTAAAGCAATAGCAAGAACCACCGAATCCTGTTCAAGCAATTCCTTTGTCGTATCAACCTGACTATCGATCTCTTGCCTATCTTCCTTTGGAACACCGCCTTGGACACTTATGGAATCCAGCCGTTCTTTTTTAGACAGAAAGATAAATTGCCCGCCCTGTGGAATGGTGCCTACTTTCTTTCCTTCTACGATTACCCCCCCCCTATACAATTGCTAACTATCTTATACTCATATAGTTTAGCATTATTTTCAAATCTTCTTCTCATAATTTCATAAAATTAATATCGTACCTCCTACCATTAAAAGGCATTCGTTTATTTCATTCGCATACAATGATATCAAAAAAAACTCTCCGGCGCCACCTACATATCCATTTTGACCATTTTTAAATAAATAGCTATTAGCTTTATTAAAAGCGTAATTTTCATTACTGGTATCATATTCAAGATACGCATTCTGATTTTCACGCCCCCAATAATCCTTTTTAACGGTCTCCATATAAGAACTATTTTGTGCAAATACATTATCTACTCTTCCATCCTTACCCCAACGAAATGTGCCAATATATTCGGTGGCTATAACAAAACACACTTTATCTACAAGAGCTATTCCATTGCATAGATCATTGGAATATCCTTTATTAGACCAATTTTCTTTTGTATATAATCCTCCATCTACATGTTGGATGTATATGCCTTTATTGATTATAAGCGAGGGATTTACCCCATCCCTATTTGAAATCTTCGTCTCATGATTTTTGTTTGCAAGATAGCAATAATTGACAACATAAAAGAAACCGGTTCCCTATCATCTCTGACTGAAAACCGGTAAGAAAACAATTTCAGAAAAAATTAAACCTACATAATCTTTCAAGTAAGAACAAAAAACGTACAATCTACTCTTTGACGATGCTAATATAACATATTGGAATCATACAAAAACAATGCAAGTCCGATATTCTTCGTCTATTTGTAACTAACATCATCGTCTCCTTCCGAATCAGGAGTAGCGCCGATGAAGAACATCATTGACTTGTTGTTTGTCTGCTGCCACCAATTATAGGCGCGCGCTACGTCTTCCGGCGTCTTGATATTATACCATTGTTTGATAAACGTCTGTTTGGCGAGTTGCCTAAATAACTTAGACTCTCCTTTGTATGTGCCGGATGTTACTTTATCAAGTGAGTAATTCCTAAGATCAGTAAGATCCTTCAACTTCCGCCCCATGACAAACGGGTCGTTAATGATATCTACAACGTTAAGCTCCATAATAAACGGCATCTGTGAAGCTATTTCGTTTATGGTTCTGAATCCGACATAGGATCCAAATTGAGTAAGCCAACTTTCTTCGTTTTCATCATCATCACGCCATCCGGCAAGAAGCATGGATACGGCTTGCATGATAAGGAACGTGCCGGCATAGACACTGAGACGTTTTATATTGGTTTTCTCTACCTCATTCATATTGTCTTTATTTTCGTTCCAGGCATCTATGATGTTTTTCATACCAGACTCGGAAGCTAAGCTAAATGTTTTGGCTATCATATTCTTTAACGTAATTGACAGTCCTTCCTCTTCTTGCATTGTCTGGAAATTGAAGCCACGTCTTTTCCACAGGCGTTGAGCCGCCAGCACCAACCATCCTCGGTGGGCGGTCATGAACCTCGCTATCCAGTTGCGTGATGCGGCAGTCCGGTTTTCTTCATTCAAAGATCCGTTACATATCTGAGACAAGCTACGAACTTGATTACGGGTTATAGCCATTTGGGTTTCAACTTCCTCGGCAGTAACACCCGATCCAGGTTTTACGACCACCTTTCCATCCACGACGTCTACCATACTCCATAAAGTACGATCTTTTAATGCGTTCCATTCTCTTTTTATGGTACTCTGTTCTTTATTGCGTTCTTTTTCCATCTTGAAATCTTGGAACGTGTAGAACCGGCCTTTGTAATAACGAACATTGTCCATAGTAGCAATCATAACCTGCGGATCAAGAGGGTAGTTCAGGATTTCCATAAAAGCATACATAGGTGAACGCATTAAGGTCCTGGCCACTCTATTATATCCGGCACCATACATACGATTTCGGATATTGAATATCCCCATTCTCTCACCTATGACATATAATTTGCTTTTTCTATCTATGTCTCCGGTTTCTGCTATACAAGATGGCGCAAGACGGGAAAACTCAGCCGATGCGTATTTAAGGGAATCTTTGCTTATATACTGTCCTACGGCTGATTCCATGATGAGGTTGATATGGCCGGTAAGGGCGCCGGTAGCTGCCACAAACGGGGACAGTGCCAAGTTCATGACCGACATAAATCTTTCAACAGCCATCATTATCCTGGTAAGGTCTACTGTGTATCCACCGATGTTTACCGTCAGTTTTTTGGTGTTCATCCTAATGCCATAATAATGGTCATTGAAGAAGTCCCTGAACATCTGATATGCTTGGGTTGCTTCAGCTTTCTTCCCGCCTTCAAATTGCTTATTCAGCAACATCTGTTCCAGTCCTTGGGCAAGCTCTATAGACTTCTGCTTTTCGTTGTATAACGATGACTGCATCATAAGCATCGAATAAGAGTAGCCAAAATCGTGAGATACATCATCTTGGTTCTCCAATTCATATATGTAGTATTTAGGTATAGACCTAAGCCTGTCTTCAGGATCATATACTTCCCCCTGTCTGGTTTTACCGTATAGAGAATCGTCTACTCTGTCCAGGCACAGATCTGATACAAAATTACGAACTGTATTTTTGAAGTTAATACCCAATCCTTCTACACGTTCTATGTCTTGTTTGGATATCTGTGGAATAGCATACAGGTTCGGACTCTGCTCTTTATATAGATCAAGGGATTGTCTTTTTATTTCTTTGAGCTTTTGAATCATATTCCACTGCTCTACGTTTTTAGTAGCAACCTCATTACCGTCAGCATCATACTTGATACCAAAGTCATTGAAATACGATTCGTCACGATACAGGCTTTTCTTAGGCATTCGATGACCATACCCATGATCTTTTACATAATCAGGATTACGGCCGCTATTTTCGGCTTCAGATTCAGCCACCCATGCCCTTGCAGGATCGAAAGACAGGTACGATATGTCCATGCCATAATCTTGGGTGGATGTACCATTTTGTACGTCCTTAACCATCTGCGCCACATCTATCTCACCTCGACCAATTTTGTCGATCATAGCCGCATATCCGGTAGGCGCCATGCGTTTATAGTACGAAAAGACCTGGCTCCTGGCAAATTCATTAACAATAGCATTGGCCTCTTCTATGCCCTCCTCTCTTGTATTATTTAAAAATAAGCTGGCCATCTTAGCATTAACAGCATTCCTAAAATCTCTACCGTCTAATTCTTTGCTTATACCAAGCTTTTCTGACAGGTAATTGGTTTCAGATACGGTAAACAGATATCGGTTATCAGCAGCCTTAAACAGCTTATCCCTTAAAGCCTGAATCCTTTTTGCTTTCTTCGCCGTAGTATGACGTTGTACGAACTTCCATTCCACTTCCTTGGAGTCAGCAAGAGCATTTAAATAAGACTGATTTACTTCGTTTTCAGCCTTACTGCTTTTAGTAAGGTACTTATCAATATCTTCAAGACCCACCATCTTAGCATAATCTATCAAAATAGCGTAATCGGCTTCAATAGCTTCAGATGCGGCCCTAAAAGCATCTCTTTCGGATGAGGTAAATGTCGCTTCGTTAATTTCTCCGATATCAGCCACATCGCGATTGTTTCCGATTATTTCCTTGATAATGGCCTTATTTTTTTCTATATCTTTTACAATCGAGTCCACGTCAGTCGCATCTCTATCACTTGTCGTAGAACTAATGATATCATGCGCCATTTTGAGATACGAAGCCTTGTTATTTGATTCGGTACGTGCCGACTGTTCCGATTCTACATCATTCCAAAACCGATCATTAAATGACAGGTGACCTCCCAACATAAGTGTCTTCAGCGCAGCTTCTCCTCCCGACTCGTTCTGAATCGTTCTCAATTTTTGCAAAAACGATTCTGATACGGCATTAGTAACATTATTTGATTCCTTTCTCCAAACTTCATTTATAGCTTGTATTTCTTTGGCCATCTTAAGTTGGTCGCCGGTTTTTTCCACTCTCCTGGTTCCTACATATATGTATTCTGAAGCTGCTTCCTTACGTTGTTTACGAAGCAGTCCTTCTTCTTCGTAATTGCTGCTTTTAAAATAGGCAACTTCATCAAAATTACCACCGCTATCAATAAAAGGCTGCCTCAATATCCGTTTTTGCCTGGATAGAGCATTAAGGTATTCTTTGGTTGTTTGAGAAACCGGATGCCCTAATTCTTCTTCAGCCTTTTTGTATATGGATTCCATTCTTGTGGCATAACTTTCGCTAAATTCCAGTTCCGAATTTTCAGCATCCCACTTTTCCATCTGTTCCGTATAGATCTTTTCCTGCTCGATGGTAAAAATATCGGTATTAACCCTATCAGACGATGGCTTAAATTTAGCGTTTTCAGTAACCGTATTTCCATCCTTGTCAACTACTTCTCTTTTAAATACGTAATTACGGTTATTGTCAACCACATCACCAATTTCTTCTTCTGATATCTCTATGTTCATGGCAGTCGCAAACGCTCGCATCTGCGCCAGCTTCTTATTACGATCGTATTTAGCCATATCAAGAGCACTACGAAGGTAATTGGAAGTTTTGCCGTCTACTTTCTGAAGCAGTTTTTCAAATTCAGATTTGTTAAAACCATGCTTTTTAGCATATGCCAGGAAGTCGGATATGGCGGGCTGGGCATTCACCATCGCATTGTAATTGTCTTTGGCAATCATAGCTCCAAGAGCGTTATTGAACGGACTGGAAGAATGCTCTAATATACCAAACCACCTACTTATCCAAGAAACATCGTGTTGAACCTTGTCGAAAAATTCTTTTACTCTCTTTACCTTATCTGCCGGCACATGAAGTTCGTTCATTAACTTATCAAGCAACGTACTTTCATCAAGGTCTTGTACTGATTTAATATCAGACTGAATACCATTGATGTCGGCAATGACGGTATTGATCCTATTTGTATAATCCTGCTTTTCACGTTCATCAAATTCGGTACTTCTGTTACGGATATATCCTCGAAGATCGTTCATGATCGGAAGAACCTGATTGTTGATAATATCTACGTTCTTTCGATCATTGGTATTGAAGTGAAGCTTACCGTCTTTGGTATCACCATGAAGGATGGTGTTCACCACATTGCTTAAGTATCTGACCTGAGCTTCGGCTGTGGAGATCATGCTGTTCATGGCAGCCGCCATCTCATTCTTGTCTATCTCGGTCTCTACTTTATTTATCTTATCTTCTATGGTCTTAAGCTGAGCAAGAGTCATAGACGTAGTTACAGCCCTATCAGAGCTTATCTGACGTAAGTCTCTTAACGTTTTTCTCAATGCCCGGATCTTAGACTCAAGAAACTTGTTCTTGTTCATAGAAGAAAGGGAGTATAATGTAAAGTCATTATCCTTTAACAGAGAGGTGTCAAATCCTTTATCTATGTCAGTAGTGGCAAGATCACGAATGTTTTTAATAACGTTATTCAAATCTTGTCTTTGGGTTGATAAAGCTGATTTAAGCCAGCTTACGATTCCAGAGAGAAGCTGCCGGACGCGCCCCAGGAAGGAGGTGGGCTCTACCGGCGCCTGTGCTGTGCCGGTCTGCATCTCCCTGGCGAGGATCTTTCCAAGAATTTCTCTCCTAACAGCATTATCAAGCTCAGCCCCTTCATATACCTTACCGTATGTATTATAATACTGACCTGCATACTGGTTCCACTCTTCCGTACCTTCCACATCTTGCAGAACAGCCTCAACAGCATTCTGATCTCTGTATGCCTCTACAAGGAAGTGGGCTGTTTCTTCTACTAAATCAGATAAAGTAGCATCTTCACCAACTGCTATTACGTTATTGGCAATATCCGCCAATGCCTTAGCAGAAGGTTCATGCCCGTATTTGGTTTGGTACTTCTCTATATAATCGGTCATACCTATGACACTAACGCCAAGCGTTTTCAGTATCTCGACAATAGAATTTCGTTGATCACGTTCCTGCCTGCTATAATCTGATACGATCTTAGCTTTAGTATCAGCATAAAGATCGTTGTCTTCTAATATGAATGAAACTACAAGCGCATCAAAATGATCGTACTTGGCGTCCAATTCATTGTATCTTCCTGACTTGAGATCGTTCTTTATCTGCTCTTTGCTAACCCTTTCCGTTCCTCCGGTGGCGAGCCTCATAGTTACCTTACTATTATCCAACGAGCTTATGGTTATCATACCCTGGTCGTTCATGGAAACATCTGAACCAAAATGATTACGGAGCTCGGTGTAGGATAAGGCTGAATTGAAAAGTCTAATTTGTCCTGTATGACCTTCTCCTGTAAGATAATAGCTTCTTGTTTCAGGATCGAATATCTTAGATCCGGACAAAAGACCTTTCTTTATAAGGTAGTTAATTATACCGCCTTTTGTTGATAAAGAAGTAGAAGCAGAAGCGGTCATGACCGGTATAAAAGACTTGGGATTATTAAGAACATACTTTCCAGCCTTGTAAGTAATGTCTGCCACTCCATCCACGGTAGATTCTTGAACGATGCCTGATAAGAATCCTATTCTGATATCATTCCCGCCAGAGCGAAGAGCTTCTCCGTAATCTTCAAATAATTGATTACGATCATTCATAAAAAACAAACGAGGTTCTCCAGTCTGATACGTTACACCCACAGGATTAGAATCTGTTTCTGGTAGCTCTTCTGGACTAAATATCTTAAGACCGTCTTTTATAACCATATAATTAACATCATTATCCTGTACCATAGATACGGGAGTGAAGTCCGAAGATATAGCATCTTGTAGATACTGCCCTGAGTCTATTCCTGGTTCTTCCGGCACGGAGATACTTGACGGAACCATAGCATCCACCAACATAATATTATCACCCAGATCTTGGCTATAAAATCCAAAGCCTGATTCTTGAATCCCATAAGGTGCATCTGATTTCGACACAAGAATAGGGTTGCTCATCTTAGAAGCCTTATCCAGCACCCTTTCTCTATAGGCTTCTGGGATAAGGTCGATGTTAGATTTTACCTTATTATAAGCCTGTTTATTAACAGGTACATTCCTTCTCCAGTCACCAAAAGCCTTTAAGAACTTATTAGAAAATACGGTTTTAAAAACAGTAGTAGCCCGTTCCCTATTCTCCATAAGAGGAATAGATGCTATTTTATCAAACAACATAGACCTGTCCCCTGATCTGGTAGAGACAGAAACAACTTTCTTTTTATTATCTCTTTTAATAATACACGTTGATACCATGATAAAACATTTTTGTTATGTGACAAAGGTAATTAAAAATCAGGCACATGTTGAAAACAAAGCCGTCTAACTTCCCAGTCTGACGGCTTAATATAAATATGAAAAAAAATTATAATCTGACGTAAATCGTCAAGTTACGCTTATGCATTATATTTGTACCCATTTCTATGAATAAACCTTCCTGATTCGAACCTTTCCACATCATCCGGTCCAATTGGCCCGCAGTCTTCCCTCCTTGCCTCATACCACAGCCCAGGCTTACGGAGCCGGCAGGTTATGACGTATTTAAAGCAGTTGTGAGTAAAATGGAATACGGAGCCTACTGGGAAATACCTATCAGCTTGAAATACGATTCTTTTTCGTTTAGTATCAAACACTATATCCCCTACTACCTTAGCCACGTAATAGCTTCTGCCATTTAACGTTTCATCTGTTTGTGGTATCCAATAATAACTTCTTGCCATGCCACAAATATATAAAAAAAGTAGGACAAGATACATGTACTACTTTATATTACTTTGATTCGTTTTCAAACCGCTTTATAAGAGAAGCAATATCATCACCACAAATAAATATCATTCGACGTTCTTCTTTTGGTTTATGAGACACTGGGATGGTTTTGTTTATCTTAATCTGATTCGCCAGACCTCTGCCTAAACGAATATCAACTTTTTTACCTTTCATGAATTATTTGTTTAAACAGACCAATTCCATCTATTATAATATGACCGCTTTGCATACGACCATTATTAGGATTATGTAGAAAATTGAAACCACTTTCTTTTTCCTGTCTTTCAAAAGAACTGATATCCTTTCCTCTACGGGCTCTTTCAAAAGCTTTCTTGAACAACTTGCCTCTAAAGGTCTTGACGAGGATCTTGGTAGCGTTATTGCCGGCTTTTACCATTGCTTTCCTTGCCTGGTCCTCCGAGACAAAACTGCTTCGGAAAATATACGATGCTGCTGCTTGTATATCTTGTTTAGTAATCATATGACAAACATTTCTTTCAAGATACTATTTTGTATGCTATATATCAATTTCATCCCATCTCTATCATATACGTCAAAAAAGGATTCACTTAAGTTCTTTGGATTTACATTCAGTTGAATTATGCAATTACCGGTATAAACCTTAATTCCGTAATTATCAGAGTATATATCCTGCATAGTCTCAAATGTCTCAATTAAATTTTCAACAAGGACTCTGTTAAATGAAAAAGGTTCTTTACCATTACCTTTAAATGTGATATGATCTAAATTTATGTTGTCAAATTCATACTCTAACTGATTGCCGTCCATCATATTATAAATGATTGACTTTTTGATTATAAATCCCATATTATTTTGTTTTTTAGTTAATATAGATCTTCTGAATACAATTGTTCTCTAATGGCATTCCTATCTACTACCATTTCCTGATTATTGTTTCTAACAAGTTCAGATGCCTCCTCTCTTGTTAAAAACCGATTCTTGCTTGTCAAAAATCCTTGAACACTGCGGTTTTTATGGGCTATACCGTATGCCGCAAGTTGAGATAGTATAGAGGGGTGTCTCAATCCACAGAACACGGTACCGGATGGTATATTGGTGGGCTGATAGGGACATTTCTTGTCGTCCTGTACCCAGATGGCAGCGCATATCACGATTTCTTTATTGCACATGACTATAAATTTAACATTCCGTTTTTACCAATATGTTTCTTTTCTTCTTCAGTAGGCCATTCTTTCTTGAACTTACCATGCCACGTTCCAGGAACTACCACCAGTTTATCATCCTTATCATATTCAATAGCGGCGCATTCAGAACAAAGAGGCTTGCCTTCATATCCCTTTAGCGACTTATCGTAAATACGATTCTTACAAGGTCTTATAAGAGCCCAATAACAGGATGTGGCTGTATTATCTATACAGCCACACTTTGAACATACAAACAAACTCATCCCGCAATCTCCCAGTCATTAGACATAATATCATGTTCGGTTGGATTCCAATTTGATGCTACTTTTTGACCTGTATCTATCATCAATATATTTACGTCAAACATACAGATATACTTTTTACCCCAATCGATTCTTTTTATCTTACGACCTAATTTAAGCCGTTCTAAAGCCTTTTCGAATGTCATGCCATGACGAGGCAGTTTGAGATACTGTTCAAGTCTGTCGGAGGCTTCATTTGGTGTATGGCCATCGTATTCGAAAGCGGTTTCTCTTTCAGGAACATCAAACAAATCCCAGTATTTGCTTTCATAGTGATTAGATACCTGACCGGTAGGTAGGATCGCCATCACAATAAACCAATCATCAGAACCGAAGCATTTTTCTCCGTCGCTGTGTCTCCTTGATTTGCAAACTTCAACCTGTCCGCTTCTGGCTAATAGATTAAAGAAGGCAGCGTTATACAACATGCGATACCGATACAATTCATTGAAAGTGTGGTATCCGTCAGAGACTTCTCCCACGTCTACAGGCTTCTTGTTTTGAATACTACCCAAAATGTTCTCTATATAGAGCTGTATTTTATACATACCCATTTCGGTGTGGCCGTATTTGTTCAAGATATTATTGACATCGTATTGTATATTAAAATCTTTTTCAAATTCTACTTCAGGATGATTAGGATAGAAGTAGTCCACTGATGCTTCTAACACTGACTTTACGTGTTCTATTATCCTCGCAACATCATCATGTTTAAAAAAATGCTTAAATCTTTCAACGAATTTAATATCTTCGTTGATTGCTGATTCGAACTCTTCTTTTGTCATTACTCTAACCACATCTTTAAAATCTTTTAATTCCATGATTTGTTTTAAATTAATTGTTACTATACTTTCTTTATCCTACAATACAAACCCCACAAAAACTCAGCGGAGAAACTATCCCATACATTATTCTTCTGCCAAAGTTCTACTTTGTTAACAAACCAAGACCATGTGGGACCCTCATATGAAGAATCAGATGATGATCCCAATCCGATTTTCTCCATTTCATTCGCCACATCAGAATAAGGATCTAAATCGACTCCCCTAATCATGTTAATGATATCATCCTTGTCTAATGTAAATTGAAACCGCTCCTTGTTAGTAAGCGAATCTTGATTCAATTTACCAGTCGCAAGCCATTCTCCATCATGATACAATTCGGCAAGTTTCTTTACCTTATTTTTAAGAAAAGAATACTCTTGTGTGACTTCTATAAAATCAGCTTCGTTAGCTTCACCCTCTATGAAGATAACGGTTTTGCTTCCAGGTCTATGATCGTCTAAGCTTGCCGGGATTCCCAATATCGTCCATCCTTTAAACTCAGCTATCTTAAAACGCATGACATCAAACACCTTATAGAAATCATCACAATCTACAGATTCTATTACCTTAATATCCTCTTCTGTGAATTTACCTCGTATTGGAATAACGTGATGACCGGGGCAGCCATCGGTTCCGAAATATGCGATTCTAACCACGATATTTACAATATTTTAATTTATTTTGCTAAAACATTCATATAACACGGCACATCTACTACGTCTCTTCTACGGATACGCTTATCAAAATAGGAAACCATATAAGTATTTTTACCTTCGTGATCAGGTCTGGGATCGAAACATTCAAAAACGAATCTTGTTACACCTTCCAAATGACCAAGCATGAAGACAAATTCGCCACCGTATCTTTTATTAGCCAATTCTTCTACAGTCATAATCTGTCCCCTCCTAATCCTGAATTGATGCTAACATACTTAACACGGACATCATTTCCACGTCCAAGCTGTCCCCAGCCGGGCGATGGCGTTCCCTTAGCCGGAGCAGGGACAGCCCTAAGCCGAGACCAGTCCTGCTTTTGCCTCATGGCTTCGGCCTCTTTGTAATACCGGTTACACAGTTCTTGATCTTCGTAACCAACGTAATCTTCCTTATTTTCCATAAAAAATACTTTTTCAACAAAAGTACGACATTCATAAATTAATTAGATTTAAAATAAAACAATATGAATTAAAATAAAAACCCGATACGTTAAAATCGCATCGGGCCTGGTATTGGGAAAAATAGGTTCAGATCTTGGGTAAAGATTCGAGCCAATTTTTAACATCTTTATATTTAGGGTCTTTGTCTATTCTATCTTTCAGTTCATGCAATGCTGAGTCCATAACCGTATTCGGTACGCCAATCAACTCTCCTATTAAATACAAGGGTGTTTTATTTGATTTAGATTCGTGTGCTATATTCATGTCAAAAAAAAAGTTATGTGAAACAAACCGGCCACGGGTATTCTATTGCCCGCCGACCGGTATAACATTTTTTTATTCCTTTTTTTCCAAACGGGAAAAACGGGAATGCGGGAATCATATTTTTCACTATGGCTCCCGCACCACCGGAAGGGCCTGGATCTCAGGTCAGATCCTTCCAGTTTATTTTTTTCGCCGAGGTAATCTTGCACGGCAAGCCATCTTATAAAGGCTACTCCTTCGGGAGCATCCGGATCATCCAAATACATTAACGTAGCTTTCACCAACTCGTTCTCACATTTGAAGACCTTCGGAAAACCATCCGAATAGTACATTGCAAAGACATATTGGACATCGCCCCATGTCGCTTTATCCGGCTTCTTCGCTCCGCACTTTTCAAAAATATCTTTTATTTCCGGCTGCTTCCAGATCCTCTTGGATCCATCGACGTTGACCATCTTCTTTACCGCCTCATCAGCGAGAGCATTAGAAAAATGGTAGCCGTAAGTATCTACATATTTCTGATAAGCTGGATCCTCTGCGTCTGCTCCTCAATAAGAACGACCTCTGCCACGTCCGCGACCTCTACGCATCTGAGGTCCGTCACCGTAGTATCTGTCGTCTCCATAGTAATCGGTCGGGTAGGATTCGTAACCCATCCTCCGGTATTCCCGGTCCTCCATTTCATGACGACGTTCGCGCTCTTCAAGCCTTCTTTCCCTTTCTTCCAGCTCGTTTTCGCGTTCTTCCATTTCCTTCATCTTCTCATGCATACCGTAATGGTCGTAAATACCACCACCGTACCCCATGTACGTCCCATCAGAACGCCGGCTTCTGCCTCTGCCTCCACCTCGTCTGTCTTCTATCTCGTCATATCCAGGATATTCTCTGTGTCCTGAATTTAAATCATATACTATCATATTACACTTATTTCAAACGTTCTACAATTAACTTCTTTAAATCTTCGAATGAATCAGTAAGGTCATTCACCTTATTTTCTATACCAGCTATTTTACGATCCTGCTCTCTCGTTTGTTTGAATGCCGGATTGATGTCTTCTAATATAGATTCACAAGCCTCTATCTTGGCACGATGGGCATCTACGCTGTTTATTATGTCTTGACTGGTGTTTTTTATAGCATTCAGTTCGTTCATAATCGGATCTATGCTGGTAGATAATGTTATGCCCATAGCCTTAGCCACATTCTGGGATTCCGGGACCGTATAGGTCTTGGTTTCGCCAGTGAGCTCTACCGTCAGATCCACCACGCGGGTCTGCATCGCCTGATACTGACCTGGCTGAGGAGGAAGATACCTGGGTTCGGATACGGCTACTACCTTTCCCAATTCGTATTTAGGTACTGTATTAGTATCAAGGGTATGTACCTGAAACCCTTTCTTCAAATCTGAAAACATGATCAAAATATTAGTTAGGTGAAAATAGGGTGATGATCTTCATCACCCTACTGAAATCATTTACCTGCTTTAACTTCAGACGCCTGGGCTGTTGTTGTCGGAACACAACAATCCATTAATCTTAACACGCCACGAACTTTATTGAAGTACAGAAGGCGTTCTGTGCCATTTACCATAACAGCACCCGTGACAGCTACGTTAATAGGGTTCACGACATTCACTCCCGTAACCGGGCAACAGGTGTCGGCTCCTACTGTTGAAACTGTGCTGTTTGCCGGGACCGCAATCTGTACCGGTAGAGCACTTCCGGCTGTGGGGACTACTTGCCTTATCTTAAGAAGGATAAGACCCTCACACGGAAGGGCGATCCAAGCCCGTGGGTTAATACCGAAGACTGTATTTGTCGTACTGACAATAACATTCTTCGTAACCATCTCATACAACGATCCTATTTTAGAAACACAAGCCATATTAGCCTCCTTTCTTAATAAAATCAGACAGCAGCGTTGTTATTGCAACATCCGTTGTTACATCCGCATCCGTTATTACAGCAACCTCCTCCGAATACCTGTCCCCAAGTATAAGCCTGGTAAGGAGAACAAGAGGGGTAGGCCGGGACGGCCGTCGGGCGTAATTGACCAACGATATTCTGGGTTTGTTGCTGAGATAATGCCGAAGCTGTCAAAGCCGCTTTTTCTTCACGAAGTTGAGCAATAGTGTTCTGCATCTCCCTCATTTCCAACTGACAGAATTTGTCGTTGATCATAACGGTTTGGGCGTCAAGTTTCGCAGACAAGATATTGAATTGGCTTGTAGCTTGCTCACGATTGTTAGCCAGACCTTGGTTGAGACCGTTCTGCAAGACATTGGTTTGTTCCAACGTGCGAAGCTGGTTATCAAAACCTTGCTGAGTAATCATTCCCTGAGTCTGGCAAGTGCTTTGATTGATCAACGAACTCAGATTGCAGCAGCAAGAGCTGATTTGATTTCCTATTTCACAACCTTGTTGTTGAACTGCGTTGATAACAGCCTGAGAAGTCATACCTACCTGACCAGCTACTTTATCAATAGCACCCTGTACGTTGCAGATAGCGTTCTGAAGTTGAGTAGTAGAACAGTTCAAAGCAGAAGCAATCTGATCTATGGCGCTACGATTACCTTGAATTGCCTGCATCAAAAGTTCACGACCGTAATCGTTATTCAACTGAGCCGGCAAACCATTGGCACAACAATCACCGCCATTTCCAAAACCGTTACCGAAGCCGCGTCCACCCCACAGCCAGAACAAAACAATTATCCAGAGCCACCAACCGTTAGCCCCACCGAAACCGTCCTGGTTGTTACGACCGTTCATCAAAGCCGCCACCAGATTCGGATCCATTTTATTACCACCTATCAAATTAGCAAACATGCCGGGAATCATTGAAAGAAGACCGTTAGTGGCTGCACCACCACCGTTAGCCCCGGCTCCATCTAAAAGGACGATTTTATCACCACCCATAATTTTATAGTATTTAATTGTTAAACATACGTGCATGAAGCACGTAACAAAGATCATGATTGTAAGGTGGAATATTGGTGTGTTTATTTCCTATAGAAGAGAAGTATTTTCAGAAAAGACAGAAACAAAAAAAAGGTAGTGTTTTTTTTATTCTTTTAAAACACTACCTGTAAATAAACTTAAGCAAACTTGCCATATTTTAGAAATACATTTTTGAGTTTTCCTTTTATACCATTTAAGGTCACTTCATATCCGGATCCTGTCATGTATATGGTTTGTTGATTGATTCTATCACCAGAATACTTATCTATGAAATAAGACCTATATACTCCATATCCTTTAGCTACAACATTGCTATATAGTTCCCATTTTCCAAGACCGTTTCTAAACATGAATTTAGCTTCTTCAAGAAATGAGCGAAGATTCTTTCCGGCGATGATAACACCATTCTGTTCTAACTTTTTAGCAATATCACGAATCAACCACATGTTATTATGGTCTACTTTTCTAAAAGACTCGGCAAATTCTACATCAGGCTTATGTTCTTCTATCGTTTTCAAAGCCTGCTGCCTCTCCGCTTCTGCCTGCGACTTTTCAGCTATAGCTCTCTGAGCAGCTTCATACTGATCAGCCCATGCTCTTGCCGCATCTGCTGGATTAGAAAAGTCAGGAACCAAAATCCCCTTGCCGCCTGAACTTGTTTTATATTCTCCTGTTTTACGAATAGAAGGAAGAACCTCGGATGTCACCCATTTCTTAAATTTCTTTGCTGAATCAAGCTTAGATGATAATATCAAGCTATAAACACCTGACTCATTGATTATCATTACTTTAGAATTATTTATTCTGCTTTTCCCGTTTTGGGTAAAGCGCTCTAAATCAGTTAGTAATATCCTGTCGATATCTTCTTCATCAACATGAGCAGAAACAGCTTTAGAAGCATTTGAATAACCAAGGGCTGATGCTATATCACTACCCACGAACCAAGGCTGATCATTTATGACCATAACACGAATTTCTCCAAAATCCGAACTTTCAAAAACAGAAACTTTATCCATAATAAAAAAAAATAGGCCCAAAAGAGAATGTCAGATCCCACTATGACAAACCCTAATGAGCCAAAAATATCTTTCAACATTAAACAACCAGAGGTGGGATCTCGTTGTTCATTGTTTCTGGAACAAAGATAGGAACAGGATTTTAAATAACAAATATTTTAATACTTTTTAAATCAAACCAGGGCCCGCATCACTGCGAACCCTGATCTACACTAATCTAAACTAATACCATGAAAAACTTAAATCTAAAAACTAAAGAACACACAAATGTATGAAAATGTATGCTTTTCACAAAGAATCTGTATCCTGTTCTTTTGTGTGATTCAAGACATGGGATATAGTTCTGATACTTAATCCGGTTTGATTTTGTATCAGATTATAAATATAGGATTTTGAAACTACAGTTCTTAATTGACCTAAATCATTCATAATGTTTTTATACATAATATGAATGCTGTTGTTACGTTTGATGGTACTGATTCTCATTTCCTACTGTTATTAGTTACGTCCGGTTCTTACTTTTTCCTATTTCTATAATCCCTTCCTGAAACTAATATCGCAAATTTAACAAAAATAATTCATAAACAATGAAAATCTAACTTTTCTTGTATGTTATTGATATACGTACATATATGAGAAAAGTGAGACTTTCACAAACCTCACTTCCCAAATCGTAATTATGAAAAAATTATATTATATATATACAAAAATTATTTGCATTCCAATTTATTAAGATCATCCAATTCAGACTTGCTTACGGTCATATCTTGCGTCAAGCCAGATCTGTTTTGGTATGGAGCGTAATCGGTTTCTACCGTCTTAGCCTTCTGAGTAGAATCGTATTTCACCTCCGATTCGGTTCCTGTCAGATTTTGGTAGATAGATCCGGAACTACTCTCGCTTACTTTAAACCATATCTTATTACCTACTCTTATAAAATTATCATAAATACCTTCTGCTGTTATAACACCATCTTGCTCTACAATATTAGGACCCGATTTTTCTTTTAACAGATACGGGTGCCTGGTGTAAAAATAGTGTTCAAAATCATTCCCGGCATACGAAGAGTCATACTTCTCCAAATAAAACAATTTTGATAAAAAAGGATCGGTGCTGGTCATACTATAATCAAACAACATCAACCTGTCTTTTCCAGATAAAGATAATTCTATTGATTTCAAAATATCAGGATCATCAGAAATAAGACCCAAAGATGGACCAGGTTTGAAGTCAAGATACTTATAGGCATTATCATATAATTTTGTTTTATGGAGTTTGTTGTCAAGGTAAGATTGGTATAAATCGAATAAGGATAATGGGTTTTCGCTATCTTGTTTTTTGTTCATGTATCGACTATACTCCCGATCCACATCCACGTAAGGAACGTCAAGTACCGCCGGGTGCCCAAACGCCATCCTGGTCATTATCATGTCCTCCGTGTTCTGAGAATCCATGAACGATCTGACGTATTTTTTAATGGAATCCATGAGCGTATTATTATCTACGTTCCGTACTTTCTCTTTATCCAAAACGCCGTTCTTAAAACAAGATTCAGGATATATTTTAGTAGAAAAATGAGTTAGGTTGTGCTTGGCTAACACTGTTGATATTTGATACATCTCGTTAAGATCATCTTTGCTGATCCTTTGATATAGATTATCTCCTACCTTAAGCAATGAATGTTTCTCAAACGCCTCTACTGGGTCTATATCGGATTCAGAATAAACGATATTCAAATTATCCATATACTCCGGCAATAATTCAGAATAATAATCTGTGCTATCACCAAGAACATCATCTATAGAAGATGCCAGCGTTGGAGCATAATTTACATCATTATGCCTGGCCACATAAATATCAAGATCCAGCATCAAATTATCTATCTTATTCAAAGATTCTTCTGTGCCATCATAAGTTTCCGATGTCCCTATTATATCTATGCCAAACCACGTACAAGCCTCTTCTATATCCCATATCATGCTTCTTAAATCGGATTCGGTGTCGGCATTAGCCCTATGTAAATAAGCTGATATACGAGCTCTTAGGAACTCTATTTTGCCAGGATTGTAATAAGACAGATCTTGTAGCTTAGACAAAGATCTTCTCTTGCCTTCTACCACATCATCCCCTTCTATGTTTATTACCGGAATCTTATTCGTAGATGAAAACTCATCAAACATAGATTCGGCAAATTCTTTATCAGAAACGAATTTCTCAACCAGTTCAGGGTATGAGTTTCTCAACGATTCAAAAGCAGATGAAAATTCAGAAAAGTTTTTTATGCCGGCTACTGTTTTACGCATAGCATAATAAAGCTCAGAAGGATTATATGGTACTTTTTTACCAAATTGGTTAAACACTCCCTCCTTGTAAACAATAGGACCATACTGATAGTCAATAGACATAAAATAATTATCTTTTTCCCTATCATGTTCGTTAATAGAAGAATCTATTAACTTTCTCATGGAAGTCGAAACCTCGTTTAAAACAGAAGGATCGGATAAAATACGACTTATTTCTGTTTCATCATACAAACCGGATCTCCTTAATTTCTGCTCATTCAGTATCAAACTGCCATCTACATAAAAATCGAAGAGAATAGCATTAGACAATGAAGACGCATTGAAAAAATAATGAGTAGACAAAAGGAAATCCCTTACATCCTTAACATCCTGAGCCGTTAAAGGATCAGCAAAATAAGTCTGACGCTTCATATACGACAGCACATCTTCTAAAAGAGGTTCGCCATTGGGATCGGTGTTAAACATCTCCCCTGGAGCCGGGTTATTCCAATGACCGTAATACGACAAAAAACCAGGAGTGTAAGCCTTAGCCCATACCTGAAGAGCCCGCTCGCTATTTCCTAATACTTTTAAAGCACTTTCGTAAAGAACGGAAGGCTCCCCGTTAGGAGCCTTAACCCGTTTTATTTCATTTTCCTTTTTTTCTATCTGACATTTGACACCCATTGTAATTAACTTTTTTGCAAAGTTAATTATAAAACCGACTTATACAATGACGGATCCCAAATTCCTTCTATATAAATCTCCGGAAAACTCAAACTGCCATCACGAAGAGTGGTGACTTCCAAGCTGGGAATGTTGAAAACAGTACTGGCACTACTAAACCCACCATTCAACTTGATAGCATTTCCGCTGTTATTAGCCTCATAATAAAAATAACAATAATTTTCATTAATGCTTGGATCATATTCGTACCAATATGTTAGATCTTGTATATGATCTTCTATGTTACCAATTTTGTTTTCACCTAATATAAAAATACCATTATTGCTATGATTATAAACCATAGATTCATAACCACCATAATTCCAATTACTATTAAACATTATGTAACTAACATCAGAATCATGATCTTTTAATACAGGTCCTATATGTATATGAATTTTATTAAACTGACATACATAAGGTCTTTTTCCTCCAAGCCTTTTTATATCTTCATTGGATAACTTATTATAACATCCTCCCACGAAATTATCCGCAGCATTAAAAAATCTCCTTCTCATACTCAACACTCTTTATTTAACTCATTTATCGAATCCGAATTATCAGAACCTTCTACGAGATTCTTATTCCTATCTATCTCTTCCTGACTCATGTTACTCATCATATTTTGTATTTTTCTACCAGATTGAGATAAAGAGCAGATGAATGCACTGGAACTTATCTTAACTCCAAGATCCGGTTTTACCCTAAACGCTTCACCGGTACTGATATTATACAAATCATACACACCTGAGTTCATATAGAATTTATATATCCAGTTTCCACCAGCTTTTTTGTACCCTAATTTAGTTAGCTCGACTACACTCATACCAAATTTAATACCATTACGACCCATTATCTTCTCTGGTATAGGTTCTACCTTAGCCGGAACAGATGTATATGCTTCATCACCGCCGTACAGGAAATAAGGGGTTGTCACCCTTGATATGTGAGTAAGCGACTCTTCGGATATACGAGGTTCGTCTTTCGCAGCCTTAGATTCTTTCCTTGGATTGGATATTCTAATAAAAGGATCGTATGTCAAAAAGGTTAAGCCGTATTCTACTTTATAACCTGATACGCCGTTAAGGTCCCTTATAGCCTTAGTCGTATGCGAGTGATTGATGGTGTCTATACCATACCTTGATTCCATATCGGTCATAATACTATTAACCTCATCTCCCTCTACATAAACCTCTTCTCCTTCCGGGATAGAGGTTATGCCGGCAGCCCTTCTAAGTAGCCATAAAGTAACTTCAGCAATGTCAGAGAACTTATCTCCGTTCTTCCTATAGTTATCTACTCTTCCTTCTTCAGATCCAGGTAATTCGACATTTCTTTCAACTTCGACATTTGTTCTGGATTGTCCTTTGCCTTCTCCATCTCCCTTTTTATCGCCATCTTCCTCAGTGCGTACTGCACCGCCTTCTGCACTTCCTTCTTTTCCATCATTTAAAATATTATCTGATTCTGACTCTATAGACTCCACGACAGCATCATACTCTGGTATGCCGCTAAGGAAATCTGCTACGTTATTCAAAAACTCTATTTTTTCCTCGTTTGTCATATCAAGGCTTTCCACGGGCTCCCATATGGCAGGCAAGTTGTTTGATTTTATTGCAGTAGAAACATCTTCTACAGTTTTATTATCCACCGTAGGCAAAACTTTAGAAACCAAACTATTGATATCAGATTCCATTTTTTCTACTTCCTCTTTTGTGCCATATTCTTTTAGGGTATCCATGCCATTGACTCTAAGAGAATAATTCAAAGCCTTGCTTGGAACAAAATTAATATATTTCAAAAAGTTTTTCAACTCTGATATAATTTGTTCGTTGTTGCCATTTCTACTATTTAAATAATCTACAACTACATGCTCTTTGCTTTTCTTTAGGTAATCAACGTATTCATCCATAGTCAAACCCTTACTGTAAGATATTCTATCACCTACAGTACCCTTAGGATCTAACCCCATTTCAGACTTAAGATCTTTAGGATTACCTCTTTGTCTTAAAAACCTAATATCTCCACCTACAATCTTTCTTGCTATAAAATCATAGATATTAGCAAAAGGAGGTAAGTTGTTTTCCTTTATATAAGATTCTATATCCTCTAACCTTGCAGCAAAAGACTTCCTTGTAGTCCTGGTTGTTCCAGTAGAAGAAACTGACGAGCCGCTCGTGGCAGTAGGCTGCTGTACTGGGGCAGTCTTGCCGGCAGCCGGCTGCTGTTCTTCCTCTGGCATTTCCTCTTCATAAACATCCACGTCTTCTTTAGAAGTAACGGTCTTACCCTCATCAGAGAAAGGAAGATCATCCTCTATAAGCGATTTAGGTCTGGAAGATGATTTACCAAACTGAATCCTGATCTTAGGAGCAACAAACATCTCACCTTCGAAATCTATTCCAGATTCTACTTCAGACGTCACAATGTCTTTCACATTCCTGCTTTCATCTTCTACCCACTTAACAACATCAGGAACCGTAGATAATTTTTCTATAGCCTCACGAGCTTTTCTAAGCCCTGAAATAGGATTCAAATACGATACTTGATACAAAGCCGGATCAAGACCTAACTTGGTTAGATACGCATTAAGATCTTGTATGTCATCTTGACCCATCTGTAGCAATTCAGAATCGCCGGATTCAAGCGGCATATCTATAAAAGACATCCATTTCTGCCCTTCCTCTGATTCTACAGAACGTAGGCTAACTGGGAAAAGATAATTAAGACCGTTTTTACCTTTGATGACAACTACCGGAACTCTTACATTTTTGTAATTATTCCCCTTATCATTTAATATAGAATAAGCAAATGGGAAGCCTGTGTATTTAGATCCGTTCTTAAGCACGACTTTGCCATTTAATACATATCCGACATCAGATACTTTTTCAGCACCTTTTTCGGTAATGGGGAGATTTTCTACCTGGCCATATCCTTGACCGTTCACCTTCATGTTAAACACCGGTCTTCCGGGAAGGGTCTGGGCAACAACATGCGTGCCGACGCCGATGGTAGCCGACCGGCCGGCGTCCTTCTTCCACTTGTTAAAAGCCGTTCTTCTTATTTTACTTATACCATCTATGCCTCCCGTATCAGCTTTTACAACAGAAACGAATCTGTTCCCACTCATGACCTTGATAACCATATTGGACACCAGTTTATTCTCAGCAGATTCTATTCTTTTTTTATCGCCGGACTGAACAGCGTCATTGTATTCGGCAAAAAGAGACTGATTATAAGTATCATTTACATCTATTTCGAGATTAACCTTATCTCCTTTTTTCAAAGAAGATAATGCTTCCTGATCTATTTTATCTACCTCATTCTCTCCGAATCCGACACCTGTTCTGTACGGAACCAATTCATCTGAATCAAGACGCTTATAAACCAAAGAATAGGAATTACCCACGTCCTGAATAGACACGTCTGTGTAACGGTTAAGAACACGAGCCGATTCTTTGTCTATAGACCATCTCGCATGATAAGGCAATTCAATTATAGTAGCCGTTTCTCCACCTATATTAAGAGAATACCTTTTAGTGCCATTAGCGTTCGTTTCAGAGCTTATTTGAATAGGAACCAATGATTTTATAGAAGATATAAATTTATCGGCTCTAAGACCTGCAATTTCATACCTTTCATTGCCGTCATTGGAGATTCTTCTTACCATCAACGTCTCTGGATTCTGGGCGCTATCTATATTGGCTCCCGGCGTATTATCAGATTCGTCTAATTCATTTACAAGAGAATCTATATTAGCATCATCCTCCCCAAAATTACTTAACGTAGATTCGGAAATACGACCTTTATCAATAATCCTGTTTTGTTCGATATAAGGAAGGAGATCCGTGATGTTTCCAACCTGGCCAAGATCTTCTATGGTAAATACCGAATCGGCAAGCTTATCTTCGTCAACTTTCTCCCCTTTGTCCCGTCTGTTCATTATATCAACATACGAAGAAATAGCATCATCAAGTTCCTTCCTTTGATCTGGTTCCAAATTGGATTTAGCCATATCAATAATAGCTTTATTATCCTCATACACAGATCTCGGACTTGTAAGCCTATCAGCCTTTTCAGATAATGATTTTATGAGATTAACGGGACTGTCACCCAAAGACGATACATAATCATCAAAATCTTGTTTGTATTTATCATACACATCTTTTTCTCTCTCAGTAAGAAGATCGGCATTACCTGTATATAGTTTATCAATTATAGACTGCCTTACGGCCGGAACCATAATAGGATTATCCATAGCAGCCTCATAATCTTCATCCGATACAGACTCCGTAAGCGGTGACTCTTTTATATCATCTTCTGCTTCCTTCATCCTATCTTCCCTTACTTTATCAAGAGCATGCATAAAAGCCTTGATAGTCCAAGCTTCGTCTTCCGAAATCTTACCTTCTGACACAGCTTGATCTACTACCTCATCAGTGTCATATTCACCAACTTTATTAGACTCTGCAAAATCAGGAACCTTGTCATCCCCTTTATAAGGAGTAGACCATAGAGAAGACAGCGCTTTTGAAAACCCCCTGTTTTCCTCAGCTAAGAATCTTTTATCAAGCATCTTAGACAAGAAGTTATTCATATTCCTATAGTCCATCAAACTTCTTCGGTATTCATTTACCAAGGATCTCATGGCTTTGTCTTTGGCTGTAAACTTCTTTTCCTGTCTTGATTTTACATTAAAATAATCATCAAAAGCCACAAGCGTATCATAGGCTTCTATCACATCTTGTGAACTTATGGGAGAAAGAGGAGATGATAAAACAGATTCGGTTTTACTTACCAGCTCTTCTATCGAAAACTCTTTTCCTATTAACGTTGATAACTCAGACAACGAATTGTTGTAATTGGTTCTAAGGCTTTCCAATTCTTTGGTTTTTCGTTGTATGGATTCAGCTTGTGGATCTTTCCCTTCTACGTTGCGAGGGCGGGTAGCAAGATCTTCTATTTCGGATTCAAGTTCTTCTATTCTTGACCGTATGCCACGGATAGCCATCGCCCGCTCCCTTGCCCTGTCCGACAGCCGGGAGAACGTACTTAGAGCATCCGCCACGCGAGGCTGCCCCGAAAGCGTTTCTATGACAGAAGCTATGTCTTTCATTCTTGATTCTGATTGAAGACCAAGGAAGGCATTACGAGCCACGTATTTCCTAAACTCAATCTTAGAATCATCACCTATAAGATCTTCGGCAAAACTCTGGGCAGATCTGAAATCCGAAAGACGATTGTTATAATTATCAATAATAGAATCCTTGTATTTCTTTGCCTCTTCCAAAGACATTCCATTAGCTTCGGCTATTTCCGAAATAGGCATCATATCAATCATCTGCCTAAAATTTTCAGCCGAATCCTCTAAGGTTCCCATTTGGTTGTCAATAGACATCTTTTCAAACATAGCATCATCAAGCTCCTTGCCAGTCATAGACTGGGCATCGGAACGAACTTGAGGCCCTAAACTCATTGATTTTTTCAACGTATTCAAAGCCGCCGTGTTAAGATTAGAAGATGCTTTGTTGTATTCATTCACTTGCCTTTCCAGCAAGATCTGACTATTGCTATACTCTTTAACCCCAAAGAAGCCTTCCCTCATACCAAACAAAGAACCGATAATAGCACCGATTCCTATTTCAGTCCATCCTTCTTTAGACGTATATTGCTTTTTAAATCCTTCAGAAATAGCATCAAGAACATCAACGGCTCCGTTCATGGCTACATTATCATATCTTGACTTAACATATTCCTCAGCCGTATTCTGAACAGCACCTTGAGATCCTTCTTCCCATAAGCCTTCTGACACCGGCCTTTTCATGATATTGAAAACATTGCCTGCTATCTTTTGTCCTATATTGGGATTGGTTATTTTAATAGCCATCTCTCCCGGCTTCGCAACTTCCGTCCCTAATCCAAATAAATGCTTGTTGAGCTTCTTTTCCAACCCTGGTATAGCCTTGCCTCCTAACCCTATATACTTACCAAAAAGAAGCCAGTTAGATAATCCTACTATACCCATATTGGCGGCAAATATAGCACTACCTACATCAGCATTAGAATTACGAAAAACAGCCATTTCCTCTGCATTGGGATCACGACCATAAATCTTACGATAATAATCCTTGAAATCAGACTCAGATTGCTTCATAAAAGAATTTGCTTCAACCGATGACTCGAATCCGGCACTGGTAGCCAACAACGTCATGGTTTTAGCCGCCTCCCCTACATTTCTTCCGGTAGCAACTCCTTTTCTTACATAGTCATTAAACACGCTTTTAAGGCTTCCTATACCCCTATTTGCAGCTTGCCTTGCTGCTAACTTAGCTCCGATTCTTCCACCTAATTTAGCACCTATATTGCCCAATGATCCAACTCCAAGTCCTCCGGTCATGTACGCTGATATCATGGCTCCTACGGTAAAAGACATTCCGTTACCAAGGACATCATTCCATAAGAAATTACCGGTATCCTTAAAAAGCTTCTGACCGAAATTATAATCTTCTACCTCTTTCTTGTAATAATGGGGAAGAAGCATGTCTATTTGCTGGTCAAGATCACCTACAAACTTATCCATGTTAGTGTTTAACGCAGCTTTGTAACTTCCCTCAGATGCCATATTGATAAGTTTGTCAGGCAATGACACAACTCCTTGTGCACCGTACAATGCGGATTTTAAAGCGAATTTGCCTACACCATTCCAAAACTTACTCCATCCGCTCTGTCTCCTGGCATAATAATCTTCATTGTTTATACCCGGAATATAGTTAGAATATTTTGTACGCCATACCCCATCATTACCCATCTGATGACTTTCACGGATACTTACCTTCGGTCCATAGGGATTAAGAGGCGGCGGGACAGGTGTAGCCCCCCTGTAGCTGTTACGAGCCAGTGCCTCCGAGTAGCTGTTGCTTATCTCCTTGGCTATATACGGTTCTTCGTATTCGGCAGCAGCTATCCTTGATGCGTAATCCGGAAATTTAGGTTGGGCATACACACCTTCACCAGGCATATAATTAGGAACCAGAGGCGTTGTCGTCTCTGGTAATGTAGCCGGAGTGTAATTCTCTTCTTCGGCTAATTTCCTTTGCCTTGCCACATCTTCGTAAGTGGTTTTAGCAGCAGGATTATATCTATCTATATTATTGTCAGCCATAAATTTTCTGCAAAAAATCGTTCAACTTACTAAACTTGTCATTCATATTGGGCGTGATATTTATTCCTCTCATATACGGATCCCTCATCTGATCAAGACGTTCTTGAACAGCCTCCTTCACGTATTTTACAAAGAAGTACTGAGGACACTTCTGGTGAATGCTATTCCAGTAATCCGCATACTCATCATTACCTGGATCCAAAGGAACAAAATCCGAGAACAACAATGCAGGATTTTTAGAATTTTTAGTCCTTTTGTCATAGAAATTGACCGCTACCTCTCTTGAACCCCTGTCATCCATTCCCTCCAACTGAACTGATATGTTATCAGACATGTCAATAAAATTATCAACAAGGGTTTTAACAACATTCATTTCTTCTGGCTTAAGGTAAGAACCATGAACCTTTACTATATCATAAAGATCATTCTTAACATCAGCCTTAGAAGCCAAACGGGGAAGACCATTACGTATAAGATACTTATCATAAGAATAACCTTCCTTCTTTCCGGTATCTACAAAATCACAGGTTCCAAAACTTGATTTGTAACCATCCACCGGATAATTACGCTCCTCGACCGAAGGATCTATACCCGCCTTAAGAAGCTCGTCATTCGTAATCTCAACCCTTTCTGTAACATAAGAATTTTTACCGGAACCTACTTGAGCAGTCAAGAATCTTCTAACAGTGCCATTATCTATCTCGGCATCCATATTAATGGCATTAATAGCAGTAGGATCCAGATTATTTACCTTTCCTGCCATGTAACCAGACAATCTTCTAAACTGAGCCTTCTGCAAAGACTTTTCCGGTGAATCGGCATTCCAATTGTATCTTTTGTAAGAATCAAGGTAATGATACTGAGATAACTTATCAGAAATCTGATCAGGAGATACAGACATTTTTATCTCATCCTGCATCTGACCTGCTATCATATCAGACACTCTACTGTTTTTCTCAGCATATCTTAGCTGGGTAATAGTTAATGGTTCACCTTCCTGATAATCTTTTAAATCTATATCACCATCCTTATCTATGGTCATATAATCTGATATATTAAAATCAGGATCGCCGTTGAGTTTCTTCATTCCATTAATAAGAGCCAATGTACCAGTAGAAGAACCATTATTCTCGCTTGTAATAGCATCAGATATGTTTTTCCCCAACTTGCCGGCACTCGCCTTAGCTCCTAATGACGGAGATATAGCACTAAGAATATCTATTCCTCTTGAAGGGTCCATCATGTATCCTCTGAACCCTACGGCATCAGATACACCAGTTGTTATGGCTGTGGCGAGCAGGAAGGCTCCAGCCTTATCATCTGTATCGGTAAGATTTATAAAAGAATTTCCTTTCATAAACTTAGCATTACGAACTTTACTGATAATATCCTTATTTTTTTTAGTAACTATATTATCTATTTGATAATCAGTTATGTTATTTATAGCCTTTGTAGCTCCATTTGCCTTAGAATCAGAAAGAAGTAAAGCATCATAAGCTTCAGACAGTCTGTTATTTCCTTGTCCAAAATATCCGTTTTTCTGACCTCCATTATTTTTTAAATAAGAATATATCCGTTCTTCAGGAGTCATATTAGCATACAATCCTGGGTCAGTTTTTTCTTCTTCGTATGATGCTGCAACGATATTACTTCTGTCTGTAGGAGATAATGAATTATATAATTTCAATAAATTTGCTCTACGCTCTGTGGAAGAAGATGTGAGTTGTTCATAAGGGATATTAGCCAAATTAACAGATCCTATCTTACCCGTTCCAGAATTGATAGCCGTAGGCCCGTCCATAGGAGCCATCGGCACTCCTACACCGCCTGCTCCTCTTGTGCCTCCGGATGAGCTTTCAGTGCCCATCTTGGAACCGTAAGTACGCATGTATTCGGTTTCAATCTTAGCCTGTGCAAGTTGCTCTTTTGCCAACGATATTTCAACCATAGACTTAGCATTATCAGTCAAAAACTTTTGCTGAGCCCTATCCTCTGCCAACCTTGCAAAATAAAGATCATCTTTCTTCCTTTCAAAACTTGTATTGTCGTATCTCCATGCATCAACCATCTTATCGAAAAGATTATTGGTAACAACAAAATTAGCAGCCGCTACCGGATCTGATGAAGCTATTATCATATCTGCCTCCCTCTTGGCTTCTGCTTTCTGATTTTTAGCTTCCTGTATCTGACTGTCAATACGATCAATAATATCCTTATTATCCCCTACTGATTTCTTTTTTGCTTCCAATGCTCCTATGTGCCTATCGTATCTTTCGACATAAGACCCAATGTATTGACTAACCAAATCCGGATTACTGAACACCGGATTGGTAGCTGCCATGTATGATGCTTCTATTCTCATCTGATTCCTCATGTTTTCAGATAAGTTAGCAGACACAAAATTCCTTATCTGGGAATCAGTAAGCTCATCTACGTTGACTTCTATGATTCCACCAGTAGGATTACCTTTAACATCATATTCTGTTGTCTGAATCTTCTTGCCTTCGTTGTTTTTCCTAAAATCACTGACCAGCTTATTTATCTCCTTAGTATAATCGACATAAGGAGAATAATGAAGACCTCCCAACCTTGATCCTGCTTTACCATCTGACCTCCATTTGTAATAAGGGTCCAAAGCATGCCATTCATTAATAGGAGAATAAAGTTCAGGATGATTCTGTTTTATAGATTCTATTTCCTTCATAACCCTCTTGCCTTCTTTTGTGCCGGCAATCGCGTTAATGACCGTATCATCTAACACCGAACTTATCTCTCCTTGTATGGCTCTCGTAACACCATCAGAAGAAAGATCCACGCCTTTGAATTTTTGATTGATGTTAGCAATCACACCTGACATCTTATCTTCCATATAAGCGCGGGCTTCAGGCTTATCTATCTCTTGACCCATAAGATAATCTACCTGGGTATAGATCTTTTCACGAGCAGCATCAACCTTCTGCTGTTTGTACATCATGACGTCCTTAACAAGATCTATGTTGTAAGGACTAACATACGGGGCATATTGCCTTAAAATACTATACTGTGAAGCCACTATTTGGTCCTCCTTCTTCTTTTAATTTCATCATCTTCTTCATTTAAACTTCTCAAGTAAGGTGTGGAATAATCACCCATATTCATCACATCCTGATTACCTTGAACGTAAATAATTTGACCACTTGGAAGCATTCTCATATTTGGAGCTATGGAAGCTATGGTATTCAACGATGTACGAACATTGAACTTATTCTGTATCTCGCTGTTTATACTATCATAATAACGAGCAAGATTTTCATCCCTTATAGCCATAGCCTTCAATAATCCAGATTCATAACGTTGCCTTTCCGCTATGTTCTTATCGTCTGTCTGAACATAAGCCATTTCATTGAATCTATCAGCTTCGTTTATTTGCCTTGCGTTATTGAAATTTACTTCGTTAATGTACTTGGCTATATTGCTTCCGGCTATGGCGTTCATATTAGCCAGAATAGCGGAGCGCTGGGAGTCGGGCACGTCACCTACTGCGTCCAACTGAGCCGATGTCGCGCGGTTGAGCTCGTTGATATACTGATCAGCAGATTGCAGAACAGGATCTATTCTCGGAGCCTGATGCCTTTCCAATCCCTCTATCTCTAATCCGGTATCAAGCATCCTCAACATCTCAGGGAATATAGGACCTGATAAAGCAGGATTGACACCTTTTCTTCCTTTTGTATCATCTTCTTCCTCAGCTTCCGTTTCTACAGTAGTATTAATAACAGGATTTTCTTTCTTCACTTCTATCCTGCCTGGAGAACCTGGGTTGGGAGATTTAGCGCCGGTTCCTACAGGTTTAGCTTCTATAGGTTTTGATGCCGGATTTACGGCTTCTAAAACAAAGTCTGTTTCTGACATCAAACCGCTATCTTTTAAAGCAGCAAACTTATTATAATCGGCACCCAGAATCTTCTTAGCTGCATCAGATTTATCACCAAATAAGTCAACATAATTCTTTATCCCTTTTTCGTTCAACAATCTCTTTTGTTCAGGAGTAACTACATCCAATCCATAAAATGATCTGGTTGCCGTAGTTTGCCCAAATTTGTCATCTACGGCAAATGAGTTATATGCCGATTTACTTCCTTGGTCGTACTTACCAGCATCTTCTCCCCAAAATCCGTATTCGTCTCTAAATTTCTTGGCTTTTTCGGCATTGGCTATAGCACCTGATTCTGCCAAAGCCCATAGGTTGTTTAGTTGGCTATTGTATCCAGTCTGGAATCCTTCTGTATTAAAATCTCCATCCGTATTGTATTTATTAGCCCAACGGTTAATATCAAGCAAATTAGAAATAGCTTTGTTGTTTACCCTACCATAACCGGAACTGCTTCTGTGTTGCAGATTTTGATTAGAATTTACACCAGAATCAGGATTAAGGATCTGCTCTCTGTCTGCAACATCTACTATAGACATATTAAGAGCACGTCCAAACTGCTTCATTAAAAGCTGCTGTACTTTCTTACCCCACTCTATTTGCTCTTTGGTAGGGCCGCCTTCAGCCATTTTCCTAACTCTCTTTACATACTCATCGTATATCCAATTTTTAGCATCAGATTCAGATACGTTAAGAGCCTTAGCCTGCTTTCTTACGGCATTTAAATCAACCTTTCCGCCATCTCTAAAGAAAGCATCTATCTTTTCTTGGCGCTTGGATTCCTCTTGTTTGTTATAGACAATATCAGCAAAAGACCTGAATTGCACCTCAAGTTCGTCTATTTCCTTTTGATTATCATTTACGTACTTGGAAAGAATAGACTTATTCAACTCAGAAGTATTTTTATCCTTAACATCCTTATTCTTTTCCAGCCTCTTGAAAACACGTTCCTGATCATCATACTTTTCGGACAATCCTATTTTTTTCTTGTACCTATCAAGAAGCGTAGCATATGTATCTTTTTCCGTAGCTCTAATGCCATAATTTTCCCTTACGTAAGAAGCAAAATCATCATCAATAGTACGGTAATCTGAAATAATATGAGCTTCTGGCAAATCAACGGGAGTGCCGCCGTCTTCATGCCTGTTACCTTTTGCCTCCATAGGACCAACATCATCCGGAGTCGAAACATATTCTCCTTTTTCTATCTCAACATTAGCATTATCCTCCATAGATTTAGGAAGAGGGTAAATGTATTCTCCTGTCAAATCGGAAGAATCTATTCTCTGTCCATTTCCGAGGTTAACACCACCGCCTTCACGTTCCCATCGGATAAACTGCTGCCGGCGCTCTTTTTCGAGCTTTTCCCTCGCCGCCTGCTCGTCTCTGCTGGCTGCATACGCAGCAGATGAAGCTCCCATGATATTACGAGTAAGACCTAATCCTAAACTAACACCGGACAAGGCAGCTTGAGCCACATTAGCACCGACCTTATTACCGGCTCTTATCCGACCAAGACTTGTACCGAACATTTGAGCTCTGCCGGTTAGATCAGGTGAATAATATGGGGTAGTCATAGGATCAAGAGGATTACCATCTTGGGAACGTTTTTCTTTAGAGGAATCAGCATCAACACCACCTAAATTCATTGCATTATCAACGACTGATTTCTCTACGTTTTTAACCATGCCCCTATTATCAGCGAGATATCCTGCATATCCTGCATCATGATTTTCAAAAAACGGATCGGATGTAGGCATACTACTAAATGGATTTATCTCCCCCTCCTCTGTTTCTAAAGTCACATCAGAAGGCATATATATATTCTGAATATCAGATTCACCCCATTTATTAACAGGCGTTCCATAATCAAGAATAGGCTGAGTAGAGGATACATTAATATCCTGTCTCTTATCCTGAACACTACCGCCAGGAGCGAATATCGGACGATTTTTTATGATTCGTAATCTCATACTATCTTTTTTCACAAAGATAAGAGAAACGAACGAGAAAATCCAACGTTATGGGATACGTTTAAAAATCAATCATGTACGGCAGACAAACCGCCCGAATCAGGGTCGTACTTAAGACCGCATGCCCGGCGATAGTTCTTAAGCGCTCTCTTGTACAAAAACAGCACTGTCTTGGAAACTATTTTCTTCATAGATTTGGTTAAAACCTCTTCTGTTGAAACAGACATCAGACAGCTATTCAAAAACGACCTGACATTGGAACCGAACAAGATCTTCACCATTTTTCTAAACGTTCTAAAAAGATATGATGCAGAAAGAGACTTTAACCCATTGCGAATCAGTCTCTTATTCAAATACGAAACAGCCTTTTCAGATAGACAGAGCCTATTCTTTCCTTCGCTATCTACCTCTGATGAAAACCACGAATATAAAGTGGTAGGATGTTTCTTAAGGTGATTAATGAAGGAAGTCATTATCCCTTCTTTTAAGGCCCTTTTGTGGGCTACGCATGCAGCAATCTTCTCTTCTCTTTTTAAAGAGCTGTCAAGGCATCTAAACACCGTCCTATCGTCTCCGATGAAATACTGAGGACGTTCTTCCTTGAACTTAGCCCGATAAGCGGCATATCCTTCCTTACGAAGCATATCTATCTGAGACCGGATATAGAACCTTACACACTTTTCTTCAGCCTCTTGCACGCTTTTAAGATAAGGAACTGACTTTCTCCCATATCGAAGATAATCATAAACCATAGCCTCAATAAAGTCATTGTACGGAAAGAATCTTCCAAATCCAAAGTTCCAAACTATGAAACATCGCACTCTATCTTTCCAGTAATCAGATATGAGAAAATTACTACAATATCTCAACTTCCTGTTTTTCTGATAGAAATGATGAGTATGTTTGTCATAAAATAGATTAAAATATCTCAAATTGCCTAAACACTGACCGGCTGGACGGCGTACTACATTGTACCCTAAGTTGCTGAAGCTATTGTATATAACTTCTATCGGAGAGACCTGCTCTTTCTTGAAGAGCTTGTCGTGTAACTTGTGAGGATTCATTATTTCAGTTATTTTTGTCTCCATATTGTTTGTTTTTTAGTGCAAATATATGATTTTATATAAAAAGAAGAAAATGCACTGCCTTGTATCCGGTTTGAGAGAAATAGGATACAAGGTTTTTTATTTTATGACGGTTTGGATAAGAGACAGGAAAACGACTCTGAACGTAACCTACTGACCGTCAGTGGTGGGACAACAAATCTTGAATTAAAACTACGCCTATGAATAGTCTCCGTTTTCCTTAATATTAAGACCATTTTCAATGATCTTACTCATTATATTATTTATATTATTTTATATACTTTACCATTTATTAATATAATTGTTTATAGTGAATGAACTTAACGACCGAAGGGAGTTAAGTGAGTGAACGGATTGACAAATTACTTTTTCCGTCATTGTATTGTTTGCCTAATTGTGTTAAAAGATTGAGTATCGTGACCGAAGGGAACGATGCGAAAGAACATATAACATTTAAAAAACGACTGAACCTATCGACTGAAAGGAGATAGGTGATGGAGTGACGTTAATAGTTATATTAGGTAGCCAGTAGAGAATTAGGCAGGCTGGTAGGCGAGACGGGCTCCCATGCCCGTCAGAACAGTGGAGGTACGTAGGTCTTTTCTGTTAAACCAAGGCGATGATAGTTCCATCCTTCACGAAATCGCACAAAAAAGCCGGATTATCTTGATATCGTTCTTCAACCTTCGGTATCCGCATAACGAGTCTCAAATCCGGCTTCGCTTTATTAATATGAGAAATAAAATAATATTGTTCTAATTATCAGTGACGCCTTTAATGCGAAGTTGTATATTGGGAAGCACGGCATTAATCAAAGCCATTTTCTTATCCTCTTCGCTTTCTTTTTCATGCTGTTTATACATCATGCTGTAATCACTGTCATCACCATCCTTTTTCCCGTCTAACGTCAGTAAATGATTTACGATGTCCTTACCATACGTTTCAGTCCATGTACGGAATCTCTCTTCCTCGGACTGTCCCTCCTGGGACGGGGCTTCCGGGTTAGGAAGGGCGGCTGCCACTTCTACCTCTGGAAGTGTTACCGATGCTGCTATTTCAGCATCATCTCCGAATCCCATTTGACCATACGAAGATACGGAATTTTCTTCAATTTCCAAACCAAGATTTTTAGCAACCTCCATAGCATAATTATAACGATCATCATTTCTTATAACACTCTTATGAGGACGTCCTGCTCCTTGGTTCCAAGCTACTACAGCATCCTTAAGGTTATCGGCGTTCATAAAAT